ATCTCTCCCTACCTTATTGCCTTTTTCTCCTAAGCAAAAGCAAAAGTTAAATGGTTATTCATAACTATTTTTACTGAAACAATGGAAGATACAACAGTAATTATTGGTGCAAATATAGTCTTTTGGCTTGTAATTTACATCATAATGGAAAGCAAAAATCAGCAAGATAAACAATGAAAAAGCTCATTTTCTGCTTGTTTATGGCTTTATTAAGCTGTACAAGCTATGCTCAAGTAGCAAGAGAAGATAATACTTTTAAGTCTACAACTACTCAAACTACAAAGAGTGAAGGACAGCAAACTAAGTACACTTGGGAAGATAAGAAGGGTAATAAATATCCTATCTATATTACCAAGAATGGTGCAGTATATATCAACAGAAAGTCTGCAAAGACTGGAAAAAACTACAAGCAGTATCTCTCAAAAGAGGTAAAAGAGCAAATACAGAAAGAATTAAACTTTAAGAAATCATGAAGAGTATTAAGTTAGTTCTCAAAGGTATATTACTATGGGTTTCAACACTCATAGTATTACTCTCTGTTTGTGGTATAGATAGTATTGCAGACAAAGGTTATGGTTGGTTCTTTGGTATGATAGTATTAGATATTATGCTTATTTTAGCCTGCTTCTACACTATCACTGAAGAAGAGTACAAGATAGTGTCTGGTTATAATCTATTTAATGAGACGCTCAAACTAGATGAAGATTAGGTTTTAGTTATATAAGTTAAGATTGTTTTTAGGATGTGCTATTACTGTGAAGTAGTAGCATCTAGGGTCTATAGCTCAAGTGGTTAGAGCAGCACACTCATAATGTGAAGGTTTAGGGTTCAAGTCCCTATTGACCCACTTTAAGTTTTTAACAAAATATGGTACAACTTTCCATTATAATTGATGACAACAACAAGGTTGCTGTTAATCAGAGTGCTACTCCTACTAAAGTGGAGAAGAAGTCTACAATAGCTGACAAAACTTACTTTATAATAATGAGAAATTTTGATGAAAGTTCTTGGCTAGAACTAGTAACAGAGGACTTTCAGGAGGCTCTCTTTACTAAGAAGGAACTTGAGAAGAATGGAGGATTTTGTTATTCATACAGAATCTTTGTGCAGAAGAATGGTTCTATAGTACCTTGTAATGGTGCTGACTTTGATATAGATTCACTCTAACCTCTTAAAAGAAAAGTAGCATCCATAGCTCAATGGATTAGAGCAACAGCCTTCTAAGCTGTAGGTTGTGAGTTCAAGCCTCACTGGATGCACAAAGATTACATAAGCTTTTAACACTTTAAATACTACAATTATGTTCGGACAAATCACAAACAAAAAAGGAGAAAACTTGTATATTCTTACATCTGTGTCTACTAATGACATCAAGCCTTATATCACAGTAGATACTTGGGCAAAATGTAAAGAATGGTTAGAACAAATGACCGTAGAAACAGATAATGATAGGTTCTTTGCTCAACTTGTACATAAAGAAGTCGATGAAGAGTTTCATAAAGCAGAAGCATCTATGAGATGTAATAAAAAAGGCTGGGGTAGTGACTTCTTTAAGTATATAACTATTGAACCTCTCTACACACAAGCTTGGTGATATAATAAATAATGACAATCAAAGAACTATATTACTTTGCAATAAACCATTCTTTATTAGATGAAGAGGTTGATGTTGTTACTAGAGAATACAATGAGGAGTTTTTGAAAGTTACTAAACCTACTAAACCATTGGATTTAAGTAAGGTTGAATATACTTTTGAAGATGTAATAGCGTTGTTTTCTAACTGACACTCTGAAAGAACTACAGAGTGTAAAGAGCATGGTGAATCTAAAGTACTAAGCTAGCTAGTTACTTCTATAGCCATAAGTGTGAAGAAGGAATAGAAGAGGGCACACACTTGAAGAATAAAAAGCCCCAACTGCCCTTATAGTTCAAGGGATAGAACACAAGTTTCCTAAACTTGGAATGTAAGTTCGAGTCTTACTAAGGGCACAAAACAAGAAACAAGAATAACAAAACAAACAAGAGTATGATAACAAAGAAAAGATGGACTGATAAGGAGAATAATATTCTAGTCCAGGCTATTACAGCTAATCCTCATAATATTAAAGAAGCTTGCAAATATGCTGCAACTAAGCTTGAAGGTAGAACACCTAAAGCTTGTATAATGCATTGGTATGGAGTTATAGCTCCTGCAAATAACCCAACTAAATTGGGTGTAAGCTTCTTAGCAGTAGGTCCTAAGACTATCTATAAGAATAGAAAGAATAGTGGGAGTTCTATTGTTCAGCCAGAGAAAAATACACTGTGGATTAAAATCAAGAAATTCATAGGATTAAAGTAGAACAATATTTCTCAAGGATAGACTTGTAATAGAGAATATCTTTGGGATTACTTAATACAACTGTCACTCTAAGTTTTTATAAATAATAAAATAATAAATCATATTAAAATATAATACACTATGGCAAGAAAAAGATTTAACACAGCAAGAGTATGTACTTCAGAGAATTATGAAATATCTCATAGAGCACACAAACAAGAATTAACAATGGCACATTCTCAATTACAACAAATGCTAATAAAAGAAGAAATAGTTGTTAAAAAGACAGCTTATATTAAAGTGTTTGGTAAATTTGTGCCATTAACTAGTGTAGAAATACCTCTATATGAAGGTAAGACAGAGATAATTTGGAAGTAAAGTATTATAAATATTGAGACAAAAACATATATTAATGGCATAATTTTAATAGTCTCTATTACCTGTGAAGGTAGTAGAGACTTCTTAAACTTTGAAAGAATACAGATGAAAAAATATATATTAATATTGATTTTATCAATTATAGTCAATATTCCTATCATAGGAGAAACAATAACTCATGTCACTCTCACCTATTATCAACCAGTCAAGACTCAGTGCAATTCTGAGCCACTGGTTACTTCTGATGGTAGTAAGATAAACCTCCATCATCTTAAACATAATAAAATTAAGTGGTGTGCTGTCTCAAGAGACTTACTTTGGTTATTTCCTAAGAATAAACCTAAAAGAGTCTATATTGAAGGTTTTGGTATCTATGAGGTTAAAGATATTACTAATAAACGTTTCAAACATAGAGTTGATATATTAATACATCCGAAAAATACTAAAAGAATTTGTTTGAAAAATGTAAAAGTCAAAATATTATAATGGAAGAAATATGGAAAGATATTGAACGATACAAAGGTATCTATAAAATATCCAATTTAGGAAGAGTTTATTCTATACAAAGAAAAAGGATTAAAAATACTTTTATAGATAAAGGAGGATACGTAAGAGTACAACTTTATTATAATTATACTCAAAAAGGATTTTTAGTGCATAGATTAGTGGCAGAAGCTTTTATACCAAATCCTAATAATTATCCTCAAGTAAACCATAAAGATGAAAATAAATTAAATAATTGTGTAAATAATCTAGAATGGTGTACTAATAAGTATAACTGTAATTTTGGAACTAAACCTGAAAAATGTAGAGAGAACTCTTTAAAATTGCAAATGAATAAGAGACAAGTGACAATATATGACTTGGAAGGTCATTACATAGATACTTGTAGAAGTATGATGGATGTTGCAAGAAAACTGAATTGTAGTTATGAAAATGTTCAATCTGCATTATATGGTAAAACTAAAACTTGTAAAGGATATATACTTAAATATAATGAACAAACGTCATAATCATTGCATTGACATTCTTATCCATCCTAAAGATACCAGAAGAATTAAATTGGAAAAGGTTAAAGTAAAAATATTAAAATAAAATGACATTTATAAAGATTATAATATTCCTTTTACTAACAAGTATGTTAGCTATAGGAATGATGTATGTAATAAGTACTCCTACACCTATAAAGACTCCACAAGAATTTCAGTATAAAAAGCATGATTACATTTATTTTCCTGGTAAAGGAATTATACATTCACCAGAGTGCAAACAATGTACATTAACATTTGAAACAATATGATTATATTAGGAATAATTTTATTATTATTAGGATTTATTGTATCTATAGTAATAATACTTAAAGACCAAGTTGATAAATTAGATTTAATTGGCGTATATTCCAGTGTAGCTGTAATGGTAGGAGGTACAATGATGATACGTGAAAATAACTGTCCACAAGCTATAGATGTCTATAGAGGTAAAACAACCTTACAGATAACATATAAAAATAATGTGCCTATAGACACAACAGTAGTTTACAAATAAAAAAACATTAATTAAATTATGTATACTTTAGGAATACTTACCACTATTGCCATAGTTTTTGGATTTGGACTGCTAATATATGCTATATTCGAGTCTACTTTACTTGGCAATATAAAAATTGCATGTAGTGCATTTTTTGGAGGAGTTTTTGTAACAATAGGATTAACAATACTATTATATCATATTCTATTTACTGTTTAAAATAATGATAACTTTAGAGAGGTCAACTCCATCTCAAAGAAAGAAAATAGAACTTATTGAGAAATGGATGAACATCAAATTCAAAGGCTGTATCACTAGTAAAATAGATTGTCAACTATTTATAGATGATTACTATGAAGATGCAGTCTGTTTACAACAAGAATACAACGAACTATGAAAGAAGAATATACATCATGGGAGTACTTCAAAGAAGATACTCCTATTCCTAACATCAAAGTAAATAATCACTAAACTAAACAATATGGAAACAAAAGAACTCAAAATACAAGTTCCAGAAGGTTATGAAATTGATAAAGAAAACTCTACATTTGAGCGTATCAAATTCAAGCCTATAAAGAAGGATATTACATATGAAGATGTGTGCAATAGTATGCTTAAAACAGGTTATTATACAGATAGTCGTGGTAACATTCTGCATGTTACAGAGTATGCTGATGATGTCAAAATAGATAAAAATAATGCTACTAACGAAAAACAACTTAAAAAACTATTAGCACTAAATCAACTTCTTACTATTGCTGAATATTATAATAGGAATACTGCTAAATTAAATGTAAGATACCGTATATGCTATGATAGTACTAATTATTATTATAACGTAGTTCCTTACGAATCTTACAACTTTACATATAGTCTAGAAGCTCTATTTAATAATGAAGAAGATGCTCTAGCAGTAATTGATAACTCTAACTTCCGAGAAATTCTTGATACTATTTATAAAGATTAATATTTATGGATAAAGGTATAAAAAATTGTGAAGTATATAATATAGACATTGAAAATTGGAAAAACCATGCCTTTATTAATATAAAAGTAGAGGAGGGCTATACTATTGTCCTTATAATACATTTATAACTAAAGATTCTACCTATTATAAGAGTGAGATTAATTCAGGTAAATTTGAAATAATAGGCAAAATTAAGAATGAAGGTAAAGAATACTCTGTTCTTGGTAACTACGCATATAGTAATGGTTATCCTGGCTTGGGTAGCTTTATTTCTTATCAAAGTGTGAGTACTTCTGAAAGTAATTATAGTGGATTTTTAGGTTGTGCCACTAAAGAGATTGCTCAACATTTCAGTAAATACTTTGGTATGCTCATTACTGAAGCCAAGTATGCAGATATGATAGACTTTGAAATCATAGAAATTAAATATCAATAATTATGGCAAAATTTACAGTAAAAGACCTTCGAGAGGCATTGAAGAACCTTGATGAAAGTAAGGAAGTTATAATTGTAAACTCCTACTCAGGTAGTGACAAGATTGACATTGAATATATCAAGGAACTCAAAGAAAATGGTAAAGAATACTACAAAATTAATATCTAATGGCAAAGATTAATTTCACAAAGGAACACTTTGATAAGATGTGCTCATTGCTTCTTACTATGTTGCTCAACAACAATACAGTAAATTCTAAGCTTGGTACACCTATCAATGTAGTTGAGTTACTTCACACTACTACAATTAACTCTCTTAATAATATCAGACTTGCTTTATCTAATAAGATTGAGCAGCTTGAAAGTCAAGATGAGTGGATTGCAAGTGACTCTACTGCAAAGCAGTTAAATACTGCTAAAGAGCAGAAGGAGCTTGTGAACCTAGTAATAGGTTACAAGAGGTATAAAATGGAAGTTGAGGAAAATGCTCAGAAGAAAGCTATACTTACAGCTAAGCTTAAAGCTCTTAAAGAATCCCAGAAATCACCTGAAGATAAGATTAAGGAGCTTGAAGCAGAGCTTTCAGCAATAAGTGAAACTGAAACTTTCTAGTAGTATAAGGAAGACATATATAGTTCAAAGATAAAAAAGAATATCCTAACTACGTTACTTACAAAAATAAAACAAAACATTAGCAAAAATGGTACAGGTAAAATTAAACAAAAGTAACGATAATCCTTTTTATGGATTAAGAAGCTGCCTTAGACTCTTTCAGAGTGTAGGCAACACAATTGATGCATCATTACTTAATGCTTGTTGGTTAGAAGTTCGAGGAAATAAGGAATACAGGCAAATGTTCTTTAGTTTGCTTTTCTCAATTGGTGATATTACAGCTAGACAGCATAACATCTTTAAGGGTGTTAAGAGAGATAGTGGTGGTAATGCCAATAGAGAAGGTTTTCAAGTAGTTCTTGATTGGATGTGGAATAAACATCAAGCTCAATTTGTGAAGTTCCTTGAAGCAGGTTTATTTAATGAATATACTTGCTTTGATTTGCTGTTTAGGAATAGAGTACAAACTAAATGCTCTAGAGTTATTAGAATACACAATCTCTTTGCTGAAGTAAAATACAGAGAGGTTATTGCAAACTATCTCTATAAGGTTATTAATGGTAATAATCCTTTCAATAAAACTCTTGTTGCTAAATTCTTGACACTCCCTAGAGTAAGCAAAAGAAGTGGTCATAGCAAGATGCTTCCTGAAACTAAAAAGGTAATGGAAGATAAGGTCAAGTTACTTATAATGCTCTCAGAACTTATGGGTTGGGAGTATGAAGTAAATGATGGCTATGCTAACTTCAAGGGCTATAGGAAGTGGAGAAAGGATTATAATGGTGACCTTGAGTCAGTATTGTTCTCTACAGGCAAAATCAATGACTTTGATAAACAATCATTCATTGATTGGTTTGACAAGCTTCCTTCACAAGCAAGGTTTAGAGTTAAGAACAGAATCCTTTACAGTAAGATTAAAGATACTGAGAAGGCTAAATATCCTAAGTTCCAGCCTTGGCTTGCTGAATGGGAGAAATACAAGGAGTCTAAACAAGCTGAACAGAGAGTTCTAGAAGAAAAAGTTAGACAAGGGCAAGCTACAGAGGAAGATAAAATCAAGTTGAAGAAAGTTGCAAAGCAGGCTAAGGTCAATACAGGAGCAACTAACTTCAAAGAGCTATATAATGACATCTGTAATGATAATGTAGATAAGCTTAAGCTTGAAACATTCATGACTAAGGTTAATCTTCCTTATAATAGTCTTGTAATCATAGATGATTCAGGTTCTATGCATGGCAAACCTTTCAACTTTGCTTCATTCTTGGCTTCTGTATGTCTATGTAAGAACCCAGATGATGATGGTAGAAACTTACTTGGTTTCTTCAATACTAACAGCCACTGGCATACTTGTATAGATAGGAAGAATAATTCTATAAATTCTTTCATCAGAAGTGTGACAGTAAAGACTAAGCAAACTCCTTTTGTTGACCCTAAGAAGAGCTTCTATGAGAATTATCAATCTATCAAGAACTTCTGTAGTGCAGTATTCCAAGGTGGTGGTACTAATATTAGTAGAATACCTGATGATTTGCATAAAGAATGTCAGAAGAATCCTCAGATACTTGATGCTCTGAAGAACTACCCTGTATGGACTATCATCAGTGATGGAGAATGGAACTCATTGTGGTCTCCTGAAGCTTCAATGAATGACTTTATGATGAGGTGTCAAAGATACTTTGGATTTAAGCCATATATTGTAGCTATTGATGTAGATGGTGGTTGGGGCTTTAGTAGTGCTTCTATCAATAGATTTGAAGGTATTGAGAATATGATTTACATTCCTGCTAATATAGCACAGATTGAGCAGTTCTTAACTAACTTCAAAGATATGGATATTATGGATGTTTATACTCCTTTACAATCATTGTTTAGGAGTAATAGATATGACATAGTGAGAGAGAATGTGCTTTAATAGCACAAATCTATGATACTTACAACATTTTATAATTTGCTAAAATTAAGATAAAATATATATAAGTATCAATAAGGGTATAGGAGGAGTGATACCTTCTATACTCACTTCAAGACACTTACAAATTTATTTGCTTTTATAAAAAGGATGACATAGATTTTATTATATTAGTGTCTACAAACATTCAGTCACTTACAATACTAATAGCATTAGCTCATTTGGGTAGAGCATTAGACTTGTAATCTAAGGGTAGTTGGTTCAATTCCAACATGTATATAAATAGTGACTATACAAGGGGAAGTAGCTAAAATGGTTTAATAGTATCTTAGATACTTACAATACTAAATCAATAAGCAATAGATTTCATAAACTATCAATATGTAGGTTTGAGTCCTACCTTCCCCACTTTTGGCACTTACAAAAGTAACTTTGTTTAATTATTTTTGGTACAATACATAACAAGTAGTGCCAATTTTATAAGGCAGTCGTCTAGTGGTCAGGACACAGGTTAATAAATATTAGTATCTGATGATACTTACAATACTTAAAAAAATGGGTCTCTGTAACAGAAGTTCGATTCTTCTCTGCCTTACTTCAGCTACTTACAATACTATTATTTCATAGGTTCGAGTCCTATATTACCCTTCTTATGGATAATTAGCATAGTGGTTAATGCAATACACTGTTAATGTATCAATTAAGTAGCTATTTTTAGAAAACATTTTTCATTTCATATTAATTTTAATAAACAAAATTATGGCAACAAACAAAAAAAATCAGATGTCTATCATCAATGAAGAGAGCATCAAGAAAACACTTGAAGCATTTAAGTCAGCTTACAAAAAGAACAAGGAAAAGTATGTAGAAGAGAATGTTAAGGTTGAGGATGTAGTAAGCCTCACTGAAGGATTTTCTGGAAAGAATACTCTTCTTGCAACAACTGTTATCATCTCTGTGATGCTCGCTATGCCTCCAAAAGAGTTTATGGCATTCATGGACACTGCAAAGTCAATATCTAGGGTAAAGTTACTTGAAGCTATGCAGGAAATTCTTGAGGAGAAGGGAGTGAAGAAAGGTGCAGACAATGACATTGACAACTAATTTATGGTAGAACCAAAATTGAGTCTTATCCTAGTACTTCCAGGAAGTACTATGGTAAGCCAGCAGGAGGCTGAAAACAAACCAAAAGAACTTACAGAGACAAATTTCTTAACTATTAAGAGCTTTGATAAAAAGTCTAAGAAGTTTAAGAAAGAAACTATTGTATTTAGAACTAGAAAGAATACTACAGTAAGACAGATATTAAAGATGTCTCAAGAAGCTTATGAAGCTATGCTTGAGGACTCAACAAGTCCTAAGTACAACAAGGTTATTGCTAAGGTTAAAGGCAAACTTATCAGAGTGTGGGACACTATGTCAGAAGATGCTAGAATCAAGAAGCATTGTGAACTTATTGCTCATGATATGGGTGCTATAGACTTCAGCTATAATATCCTTGGTGACTAGACCAATAGAGCTTTGTAGGATATAAACCCTACTTAGTTCTTCTTTTTGTATACAGTAGTGTAATCATGAAGATATGTATTATAGTAATACTCATAATATACGTGATGGTCCTTATTAGTAAGTGTGAACCATCAATAGATGTAATAGTACAAGGTAAAAAGTATAGGATATTATTATGGTATAATAGCTATAAGTTAGACTATTCTAATAAACCTACAGTAGTAAGAAACTACATACAACTATTTGTAATATGAGTAAAGGGAAAAAATACAAAATACCTCATAAATACCTCAGCAAATATCCTGTAAGGAAAAGAGCTAGATATAAAGTAATGGGAGGTAAAAATGGTGAAAAAGCAAAGTTTAAGTACTTTAGACACAAAAACCTCTGGAAGACCTTAGAAGGTCATATATCTATGAGGAAGATGGTGGCTAGGTATATTTGGTTTTGGGATTAATAATATGAGAAAATTCATTATCAAGATAGTATGTTCAGTGCTGGGTTTATTCCTAGCACTAAATGCTGTTACTCAATTACTCACCATGAGTAACACAGCTGCTAACATTGCAGGAATTGTATTGTTAATGGTGACTATATGGACAGGTGTAGAAGTAATAATTAAATTCACTAAAACAGAAGAAAATGAAGAGTAAAGTAATTATGATGTGCCTTATGGCAGTATTTACCATGTTGGGTATGTCCTCATGTGGTTATGAGAGAGTAGATGCAGGTTGTGAGGGTATTAAGGTAAATCTCTATGGCTCTGAGAAAGGTGTAGATGATGTATCTTTGGTTACTGGTGCAGTATGGTATAATCCATTTACTGAGCAAGTTTATGAATATCCTACTTATGTCCAGACAGTAGATTATCCTGCTTTCACAATTAATGCAAAGGATGGCTCAGAGTTCAGTATTGACCCTACTATTTCATTGAAAATTGCTGATGGTAAATCACCTCAGGTATTCAAGAAATATAGAAAGGAGTTGAAGGATGTTATCAATGGGACTCTCTTTAACTATGTAAAGGATGCCTTCAGGATTCAGCTTAATAAGTACACTACTGATGAGATTGTATCAAACAGAGATATGGTAGAAAAGGCTATTGAAGCACATTTGTCTAAGGCATTGCTCAAGGAAAACTTTCAGCTTGAGCAACTTACTTCAGGTCTTAAATATCCTCAGTCTATTGTAGATGCAGTTAATGCAAAGAATGCTGCGATACAAAAAGCTCAGAAGGCTCAGAATGAATTGGCTGTAGTAAAGGCAGAGGCAGAGAAGAAGGTAGTTGCAGCACAGGCTGAAGCAGAGGCTAATAAGCTTAGAACACAGGCTTTGACACCATTAATTCTTAAACAGCAGTGGATTGAGAAGTGGGATGGTAAGCTTCCTGTATATGGTAGTTTGCCTACATTGTTCAAAGGTATTGAGTAACTATGACTTGGGTTATAATTGGTTTAATATCCTTCATAATTCAAATATATGTATTAAAACACACTTATACAACCGAAGTAAAAGGTGGCACCTACTTTGACTGGGGAAAAGCTGAAAAGATAGGTACTCCATTGTGGGTAGTATTTATCATGCTGATTACCAGTATTATACCAATTATTAATATAGTAGAGGTCATTGTATTTTGGATTATATGGTTAAAGTATTACTCAGACCCTGATAGGCGTTATAGTAATACTTGGTACACATATTGGAGATTTAAGGATAAATTCTTTTCAAGAAAGATATGAGAAATAAATGGTTAAAAGCACTCATTGTAACAGCTACAGTGGTGCCGTGGAGTGTAGTAATTGTATTACTCTTACAAGTCAAGAGTATAGTTTCTCAACAGCCAAAGGTTGAAACTGTCCCTGTAATAGAGGTAGCTGATACCATTATTAATGAGCAACCAAAGTTCTTCTCTCAGACCCCTAAGGAGGGTCTGGAGGAGGATTTGTCTTATTATGGTTTAGAGTATAAAGATATAGTATATGCTCAAGCAGTACTTGAAACAGGACATTTTAAGTCTAAAGTATGTTTAAATTATAATAATCTATTTGGTCTATATGATTCAAGAAACAAGGATTATTATAAATTTAATCATTGGACTGAAAGCATTGTAGCTTATAAGGAGTGGATACAAAAGAAATATCAACCTCCGAATAACTACTATGCTTTTCTTGAAGAGATAAACTATGCAGAAGAAAAGAATTATACAAGATTATTAAAAGAAATTGTAAAGAATAGAAACAATGACAAGAGAAGATGTACTGAAAGAGATTCTTTCGCTTGAAGGAAATAATTGGCTACTTGAATTACCAACTGGTTTAGGTAAATCCCGATTAGCTCTAGAAAAAGTTAAATCATTAGGAGGTAAGACTCTATTGCTTGTAGTAAATAGAAATGTTCATAAGCAGAATTGGGCTGATGAAATTAAGAAGTGGTGGTCAAACTGTAATATGGAAATTACTATGACTACTTATGTTTCTCTTCCTAAATATGCAGGAAAGTATGATTGTGCTATATTTGATGAGTGTCACCATTTATCAGAAAGATGTAGAGAAGCTTTATGTTACTTTGATATTAAGCATAGTGTACTTTTGTCAGCAACAGTAAGTAACAAGCTCAAGGATGAACTAATTGAAGTATTTGATAATTTAACATCATATAAGAAAGACTTGAGGGATGTGATAGATGATGATATTCTACCAGACCCAATAGTATATATGTTACCATTAAATCTTAGAGCTGATTTACCAACAGAAGTTATTTGGAAGAATCCTAAAGCTAAAGGAAGAGTAATAGAATCTTCTTGGGCTATGAGGTGGAGCTATATGAAACAAAAGACTAATCCAGTTAAGATTTATTGTACTCAAAAGCAATATATCATTGACTTGGATAACCAAATTGAGTATTGGAAAACAAGGTACTTAAGGTCAAGAAGAAAAATAGCTAAGAATAAATGGCTTAGATTATGTGGCGAGAGATTAAAGTGGTTAAGTGATAAGAAGACTCCTTATGTACAACAAATCTTGTTACACCTTGGTGAGTATAGAACATTAATATTCTGTAATAGTATTGAACAAACAGAAATGCTTGGAGAGTATTGTATTAACAGTAAAAATAAGAAGTCTGTGGAGTATCTTGAAGCCTTTAATAAAGGTAAGATAGACCACATTACTGCTTGTAATATGCTCAATGAGGGTATGAACTTAGTAGATTGTCAAGTTGGTATTTATGCTAACTTGAACAGTTCTGATACTATTGTGAAGCAAAGGATGGGTAGATTACTTAGACATAAGAATCCTGTTCTTATTGTTCCTTATTTTGTAGGCACAAGAGATGAGGAATTAGTCAATAAAATGCTTGAGAACTATAATCCTGAGCTTGTTACTGTAATTAATGATTACAAAAAGATTAAGATATGAAGATAACTATAGATGAGGATGCTTGTAAAAAAGTAAAACTCTCTCTTCCAGAGGTCTTATTGATTACTTTAGTGAAAACTGGAGTAGACATAGAAGCTCTATTAAAGCAAATGAAAGAGAAACAGATACTTGTTGAAGAGCATACTCTTTTAGGAACAAATCTTCTAGTAACCCAGAGATGGAGTGACCTTTCTGATAAGGCACTCTTATCTGCTGATAAATCAGTACCTGACAATAAAAGACTTGAGAACCTTGCAAAATCTCTAATGGAAGTTTTTCCTGTTGGAAAGAAGGAAGGAACAAGTCAATATTGGAAAGGTAATTTACGGGATAATACCCTTAGATTAGCTAAATTCTTTAAACTTTATGGGGATAAATATACTGATGAGCAGCTGATTGAAGCTGCTAAAAATTATGTTAGTTCCCATAATGGAAAGTATCAATATATGAGAGTATTGAAATACTTTATTTGGAAAGACACAAGAAAAGTTAATTCTGAGGGAGAGGGTTACATTGAAGAAGTCTCTGACCTTGCTGCATTTATTGAGAATGCTAAGGATGAGAAGAATTTAAAGGATGATTGGATGTCTACAATGGTATGAGTTACTATGATAGTGTCAGGTCCTTCCTACTGAACAAAAGACAAAGAGCTTTAAGTGGTTTATATAATTGTATTCCATTCCCATTTCCTAGGTTTAAAGTATTTTTACCTGGAACTCAGATGGGAAAGTATATAATATGTACTGCTAATCAGAAAGTGGGAAAGACTAAGTTCTGTGATTTTGTTTATGTCTATGAAACTCTATTCTTTATAATGGAGCATCCTGAAGTAAAAGTAAAGATACTTTATTTCTGTCTTGAGGAAAGTCCAAGGAAGAAATATACTGAGTTTCTATGTCATTTACTTTATAGATTAGATAGGATAGAAATATCCCCAACAGAACTGGAAAGTACAGACAAAGACCATCCTGTACCTCAAGAAATACTTGATAAGCTTGATTCTGAAAGGTATCAAAGATATATCAAGAAGTTTGAAGAAATGGTAGAATATATTGATAGTGAGAAAAATCCAACTGGGGTTAACAAAAGATGTAGAGATTATGCTTTAAGTCATGGTCATCTTAACTTTAAAGAAGTAGATGTTAAGGAACTTGATGGTACTATGTCTAAAAGGAAGATTGTAGACCCAGTTAATCCATATACTTCTGATGATTCTGAAGAATATAGGATAGTAATACTTGATAATACTTCTAACTTGTCTACTGAGAGTGGAATGAAGAAGATGGAGACTGTAGAAAAGATGTCAAAGTACTTCATTACTCTTAGAGACCAATTCAATTTCACTATTGTATGTATTCAGCATCAAGCTCAAGCTCAAGAAGGTATTGAAAACTTTAAACTCAATAGGATTAAACCATCTTCTGATGGTCTTGCAGATTGTAAGACTACCACTAGAGATGCTAATATGGTAATAGGACTTTATAGTCCATTCAAGTATGGTCTTACTGAGTATGAGAAGTATGATATTACCAAGTTTAGAAATCATATTAGGTTTATGGAAATTATTGAGGATAGAGATTATGGAGCTAATGGCAATATATGTCCTTTATACTTTGATGGTGCAGTTTCTTTCTTTAAAGAATTGCCTAAACCAGATGATTATGCAGGTATGCAGAGGGTATATGAAGTACTAGAAAGAAAGAAGAAAGCAAAGATGTCTAAGGTGACATTGTTAGCTTTTATGTTCACAAGAATAAATAAATTTATACACAATGATTCAATTACCAACAGAAAGAAGTGTAGTAGACAACTACAATCCCAAACTACTCATTATAATGGGTAGACCAAAACAGGGAAAAAGCTCATTTATAGCAGCTATTGATGACAATCTTATTATTGACTTAGAGGATGGCTATAGAGCATTGTCTGTAATGAAAGTACAAGCTAGGTCAATGAAAGACTTGCAGGAAATTAAATCTGCTATTATAGCTAAAGGTAAAGAATTACACAAAGCTCCTTATAGGTTCATAACTATTGATAATGCCACTAGACTTGAAGAAATGAGTATTCTCTATGCAGCAGAGCTTTATAGAAAAACTCCTATGGGAGCTGGTTGGGGTTATTTAAAGGATAATAAAGGCATGCTTTATAAAGACCCTAAGACAGGTCAACCTGTAATAGACCCTAAAGCTGATGTTAGGCTTCTACCTAATGGTAGTGGTTATCTTTACCTAAGGAAAGCTATCAGACAGATGATAGATATGTTTAAACCACTCTGTGAGACTTTAATCCTAGTTACTCATGTAAAAGATAAACAGATTAGAAAAGATTCTCAAGAAATGTCTGAAATGTCAGTAGATTTAGCTGGTAAAGCAGCAGACATTATTTGTGGAGAAGCAGATGCAATAGGATTAATCTATAGAGATGGAAATAAGACCTATATATCATTTGAAGGGGGAGATAATACAATAAGAGAGGCTAGATGCCCACACCTTAGAGGTAAGAAGATTCTAGTAGCAGAATCTAATGAGAATAATGAAGTAAAGTTTGATGCTTCAAAGATATTTATTAACAATTAATTATTATAAACAATGACAAAGAAAGAGTTTACAAAGTTTGAGCTGGCAAGAATGAAGAGAACAGCTCAGAATGTTGAGGGTTTCCTCAAGCAGAAGAACAAGTTGGAAGAAAAGAAGGCTAAAATTGAGGAGGAGTTGGCAATTGTCAATCAGCAGATTGAACTTACTGATGCTCCTACTGTAGCTATGACTGGTTACCACACAGAGGATATTATCAAGAAGGTAGTGACTCCTACTGACCAAGTAGATAAGAATGGTAACATCATTAAGAAAGTTACATTTGAGTTTATCTATCCTGATACTATTGTTCCTCCTACACCTGTAGAAGAACTTGAATCAGAGGAATCATCTAATATTGAGGATGATAATATTACAATCAATGAAAATGATTTTGCAATTTAATTTATTAACAACTAAAATATTTATAAACAATGGCAATTAGTAGAGGAAATGTCTCAAAAGAGGCTCAAGAGTTTAAAAGATATATTGGTGTTTGTCCAGTATTTGTTAAGGCAGTAAATCCTAACAAGGCAGAGCATGAGAAGCTCTTTAACACTACCTTGGAGGAAGCTCCTGTCTATGTACAGGACAAAGAGGATGCCGAGGGCAACTCTTATAAGAATGTAAGAATCAGTGTGGTAATGCAGCCTGATGTGAAGAAGATTGGCTTTGAGATGCCTCTTGTAACCATGCCTCTCTTTGTTTCTAATCAGAAGCAATTTGGTGCTAAGTCAGGTAAGTATAAGGTAGTAGATAAGTATGGTAGATTTACTTGGGCTACAGAATCTGAAATTCAGAGTAAAACTACTCCTACTTACACAGACAAGGAAACAGGAGAAACTAAGAAGTTTGATATTGATATGACTTCTGCTAGAGTTTCTTATGTAGGTGAGGAGGAACTTACTGATTTTATTAAAACATTCTTGTGCATTCCTAGTATCACTAAGTGGGACAATGATGAAGAGTGCATGGTTCCTAACAATGATGTTAAACCTGAGGAATGTGAGTGTAGGCTTGAAGCAGAATCATTTGAGAAGCTCTTCAAGGGTGATTTCTCAGAGATTAAGGAGATTCTTGGATTCCAGCCTAACAATAAGGTAAAAGTTTGTCTTGGTGTAAGAACAGATGCAAACTCTGGTAAGCTGTTCCAGTCTGTATATACTAAGAAGTTTATGAGCAATGCTTCTACAAACTATAACAGTCTTGACAAAATGCTACAGGCAGATGCTTCTTATGCTGCTGAGAATAATAAGGTACTTAACACAGAATATTCTGCTGAGACAGTGCACGAGTATTCTGTAACTCCTACTAACTTCTCTGCTGCTCCTGAGGCTGCACCATCAGGTGATATGCCATTTGATAGTCCTTCAGAGGATGCAACTAACCCATTTGCATAGTAAACTATGATAGGTAAAGGCAGCAAATCAAAAGAACCTTATTTAAACTTGAGTAATTTAACTCAAGCTGATATTGCTGCTTACTACTTAAATATTAAGTCTATTCCTAGCTTAATACATAGTCCACTAAGGCAAGATACTAAGCCTTCTTTTGCTTTATACTGTCCTAAAGGTACTGAAGTTAATTATAGAGATTTCAGTACTGGAGAGTCAGGTACTATATGGACTTTATTAACCAAAATGTGGGACTGTAGTGTTGCTGAAGCAGCTGCTAGAGTATACAATGATTTAGGTGATAAGTCCTATGGTACTAAGGTTGGTGTTAGTAGTTTTGAGACAAGACATTGTAGGATAAATACTCAAATTGACCTTCAATGTAAGGTAAGAGAATGGCGAGATTATGACTTAGAGTACTGGGGTTCTTATGGAATATCATTAAAATGGTTGAAATATGCAGATGTATATCCTATATCACATAAGATAGTTATCAAGGACAATAAGAGCTATGCTTTTGGAGCTGATAAATATGCCTATGCTTATGTAGAATTTAAAGAAGGAAGAACTACATTGAAAATATACCAACCATTTAACAAAAATGGTTTCAAATGGTCAAATAGACATGATAGGTCTGTTATTAGTCTATGGACAAAAGTGCCTAAGAAAGGAGATAAAATATGTATATGTTCATCCTTAAAAGATGCTTTATGTCTATGGGCTAATACAGGTATTCCATCTCTTGCCATTCAAGGTGAGGGCTATGGAATGAGCGATACTGCTATTAATGAACTAAAAAGAAGATTTAACAAAATCTACATCTGTCTTGATAATGATGAAGCTGGCTTAAAGGATGGAGTTCATTTAGCCAACAAAACAGGTTTTATTAATGTAGTAATTCCTCAATTCAAGGGTGGTAAGGACATCAGTGACCTATATAAGGTTCTAAGTAATAAGGAACAATTCAAACAAACAATTTTAAGTTTATTCAAATGAGTAGAAAAGAAATTTTTGCAAAGGTTAAAGAACTTAACCTTCAAGAGGAAATTGAAAAAAAGTATGGCGACCACTATACTAGAATAAGTAACACAAAACTTGAAGCTGTTATTGCAAAGCATACAGCTGAAACTTCAACTACAGGAGGAGTAGAGGATAGTTGTGGTAAGGGTTGTAAGTGTGATAGGCTCATTGAAATCTTGAGGAAGAAACACATTCTTCTTGATTCAGAGATGTCTTATATCAACTCTTAACAAAGTACTGGGTGAGTGGGATTTAAGTCCTACTCATCTTTTTTATTTCACTAAGATATGATAATAAATGCAGATAAAGGTAATATAAAAGTTTTAGGAGACATCCGAGAATTTAAGACCTCAATAGACCCAAAGAATCTTGAGTTTATTACCACATTATTGTCATCTAACTTATATTCTGACCCAGAACAATCATTCATTAGAGAGATTGTTAGTAATGCTTGGGATAGTCATGTAGAAGCAGGAACAACAGATATTCCTGTTATTATCAGATTTAAGAGAAGTAATGATGATGGTTGTTGGGAAGTAACTATTAGAGACTTTGGTACAGGGCTTAGCCCAGAGAGATTCCAAGAAGTCTATTGCAATATTGGAAGTAGTACTAAGAGAGAAAGTAATGAGTTCATTGGAGGTTTTGGTATTGGAAAGTACTCAAGTTTGGCTTGTACTAATACAGTATATATAACTTCTTATTATGAAGGTACAGCATTTCTCTATGTTATGGTTAAGAGTGGAAATACAATTACCACTAACTTAGTAATGAAAAAGCCAACAGAGGAAAAGAATGGTGTTGAAGTAACTATCAAGAACATACCTAATATAGTTCCATATAGGAAAGCCTTAAAGTATATAGTTTTCTTTCCTAATGTTTATGTTGATGGTATTGATAATAGATTAAATAACACTAAGCTTAAAAGATTCAATAATTTCGCTGTAGCTTCAGAGCCTATAGATACTAAGATTCTTTTAGGTAATGTACTTTACCCTTGTAACACTAGACTTCTATCTATTACATCAGGGGACTTCTTAAAAAATATAGAATTCTCAGGAATTGTAATCAAGTTCAATGTTGGAGAGATAAGTATTACTCCTAATAGAGAGAATATCATTTATTCAAGTGATACAATAAGCAAAATAGAAGATAGAATCAAGGCAGCTAAGGCTGAGCTGGATACTATGGTAAGTAATAAGTTTAGCAAAGACTATGATAATCTTTATGAATATTATAAAGCAACATCAAATAAGATATGTTATAATCCTTTGGATGACTCTTATTACTGTATCAGAGGATACCCTTATTATAGAGAAAAAGGCTATTGTTCTGTCGTTGATTCTAGTACTCTAACATTTAAAGGTTCTACAATTCTTAGGGATTGTGAAGACTTCCTTAGCTCATTCTTTGGCATGAAACTTCCCAACTTTAAGGGATTATTCTATAATGATAGATTCTATCAAAATAAAATTCCATATAATGCACAGGATAGAACAAAAATGGGAGAAGCTTCAATTATTATGATTGAAAGCCCTAGATTAACAGCAGTAGCTAAGTCTTGGCTGCAAGATAACTATGACAAATATACTATAATTACTAGCTTTGACAAAGCTCAATTTACAAGTTATATAGAAGATAATGTCATAAACTTGAAATTTTCTCCATTTAAGAATGCACTTATAGACTATATGTATGACTACATTATGTCTAAAGTAAAAGTTATAAACTTAGATGCAAATGCTGAGTTTTTAGCTTATAAGGAGGAATTAAAGTCTAATAAAATACCTGTAGTTAAGATTAAAGACTTTATACTGTATATTCAGAAAAATCCTGAGTATAGAGAAAAAAGATACTTTAAGGACATTAATTGCTGTATAAAGTATATAAAGAGTCTAGAGAAAGGTGTTATACTTGCTGATATGAAGGAATCAGACAGTTGGTATAGTATTGCAGAGGCTAGAGGATTTGTATTTATTAGAGCTAGAAAAGAGATAATAGATGCTTTTTATGAGCTTAAGCCAACATTCTTGGTTAATAAAGACTGGGTGTTGAAAGAAGACCCTATTATAGTTAAACTTCATACAATAATTGAGTCTTTTAAGGGTGTAAGTATGCCAACTAACTATAGTGGCTCTGAAATGCTAAGCACTATTCCTATGCCATTGAAGAGTAAGTTCAAAGATATAATTGATTTCTATTATAGATATATTGGAAATAAAACTTATGTGGAAGTTGCAAGTAAATGCACAAAGATAGACTCTTATATTAAGGTAATCTGCGAGAAATTTAAGAGCCATATTGAGATATATAATAATCTTAGTAAGGAAGTTGAACTTAAGATTGATGGAGAAGAATCTTTGAAAGGTTTACTTATGGCAGCAGTTATAGTTAAAAGCAAAGCTTATAGGATTAATCCTAAAATATATGACAAAGTAAAGAATAACAAACTTTTAAGAGTATTATGCAGAAAGTAATTAAGGTTGACAACAAAGTCACTGTCTTTCTTGAGAATGGAGAAATTGTAGAGAAAGAAGTTACTGAAGATGAGTTTAAGAAGGTTGTTGAAGCTCAAACAGATGAAGAAGTATTGAAACTTCTATGCCCAGAGTATCAAAAGAGTATAGAGTTACATAACAATGCTTTGACTCTAATTGAGAAGATACAAAAGTCTAAGCTCCTCAGTATGAGAGGTGATGTTGTTTATTGGGAAGAAGTGTCTTGTCTTTCTGTGCCTGAAGAGCTTGTAAAAGCTATTATAAAGGCTGAGGAAGAGCACAATGAGTTGAAGATTTCTACTTATAGAAACTTCTGGACTCTTATGTCACTTAATCCTGATGAAAGATGTAGGAAGAATCTATTTTGGTTCTTGCAGAAGTATGGTATGACCATTTCAAGATGTGGTTTCTTTGTTGGTTATAGAAATGTAGATAAAACAGAGGAGGAGAATGTATTCACTGACCATCACTCCCACACTTTTAAGATTAGAATTGGTGAGATGGTTACTATGAACAGAAATAAATGTGATACTATACAGGAGAATACTTGTAGTACAGGGTTAGTGTGTAGCCCACTTTACTAGTAATAGTATTGTAAAATATTGAGTAAAATCGGTGAAATTATTTGGATAGTTGCAGAAAAGGTCGTATCTTTGCAGTATTAATGCAAAAGATATGGATTATTTGAAAATTTATTAAGAAGAGCATATTAAGAATAGGCTCTCTTATTCTCAAATTAGAGAAAAGTACAATATTTCTAGAGGAACATGGGATTATTGGATTAGACAAAAATTAGGTAAAAGTGCAGACCAAAGAAAGTATGTATGTAAAGATGATTTCTTTGATAATATAGACTCTGAAATAAAAGCCTATTTGTTAGGCTTTTTGTATGCTGATGGTTATATATCAAATGATGGTAGAATAGGAATTTTATTGAATGAAAAGGATGTAGAGATATTAGAACTTATTAAAAAATTTATAGCTCCAACATCTATTATTCAACATATAAATTACCAAAACATAAAAAGGAATCCTCAAGTAAAAATCAGGTTTAGGTCTAAAAGATTATATAAAAGATTACAAGAATTAGGCTTTACTACTGATAAGACACATACTAATTGTGATATTCTACTTAAAATTCCATTCCAATATAAGAGAGACTTTATAAGAGGCTATACAGATGGTGACGGTTGCATTAGATTTGATAAGCAAGGAACTTGGTATAAATTAGGTATTACTTGGTGTAATGGAGTACCCAAAATATTAGAAGAAATACAGAAGTATTTTAATCAATGTAAAGGACATTTGCATCATATAAATAATTATTATACTTTATCCTATGAAAAAAAGTCTGATGTTTTAATTATCTGTAAAAGTCTTTATGAAGGATGTACTTATTATTTGAGAAGAAAATACATAAATGCAATTAATAGTATTAACTATTGTAACAATACCGAGCTAAAGCATAAAACTAAAGAGTTATGCTCAGTGTAACGCATAGACAGTGAACCTTTAATGAAGAATATAATCTGTCCAAGAGTGCTCATACCCTACTTAACTGAGGGTGAAAATATATGCTGAACTATAGGGAAATCCAAATACCTATAGAATATAGAGATAAAAAGCTCTATAGATAACAAAATTGTACATATTGGAGGTAGAGGATGGCTGAAGAAGAATTACTATGGTGATACTGGATTAGCTTGTCTTATTAATCCTGCTGATGTAGTTGCTGTTCCTCCTTATGATGACTATGGAAAGCTTAGAACTTGTGCTTATCTTCCTATGGATATTATACATTATGATAAAACATCAAATGTTATTCCATTGGATGTAGAAGATGGTTTTGACTGTAGTTATGTTACTAAGGTAATCTATGAAGGTACTATGGGAACAAAGGAAGATTCTACTTATAAGATTAATATTCCTGAGATACCTGGAATTACAGTTGAGAGCATACAGGATAAGCTTCTTGAGATTGCCAAGGAGTGTATTGTATGTAGAGAACTATGACAATAGATGAGTATTTTGGAGATTGGATGAAAGTACTAGATAGAAATGAAACTATGAAGATAATGGGTTGGTTAAGAAACATTAATCAATCTACTCTATGTCCATCAATAAAAGATGTATTTAAGGCATTTAAGCTTTGTCCTTATAGTAATTGTAGAGTTATCTTTATAGGACAAGACCCATACCCTCAAAGAGGTGTGGCTCAAGGAGTTCTATTTGGTAATTCGTCTGATACTCCAGAAAATAAATTATCTCCTTCCTTGCAAATAATAAAAGAATCAGTTATAAATTTTGAGATTCCACATAATTTGATTACCTTTGACCTCACTTTAGAGAGTTGGGCTAAACAAGGTATTCTTATGATTAATTCAGCATTGACTACAGAGGTTGGTAAAATAGGTGTTCACATGATGAAATGGAGACCCTTTATGATTGCTTTCTTAAAGCAGATGTCAATGATTAATCCAGGAATTATCTATGTTTTATTTGGTAGTCAAGCTCAGATATTAGAGCCTTATATCAATAGGAACAATTATGTGCTTAAAATTGAACATCCTGCATACTTTGCAAGGACAAATAAAAAGATGCCTTACCATATATGGAAGGATATAAATAAAATACTCTATGACCTTTATGGAGAAAAGATAGAGTGGTTTAAAGAAGAAAAGTTTTAATTAAATACAAAGAAAATGATGAAGTTTATTGTAGCCAAAAGTGGCAAAGAGATTAATCCTGGTGATAAAATCCTTATTGTAGGAGCTGTAAATACTCCCGTTGGTATGATAAAAGCTCAGAAGATTGTTACTGTTACTAAAGAGCTTATGAGTAAGTTTATTAAGGATGGTAAAGTAAATGTAGTAGAGGAGAAGGACACTAACAAGATTTGGAGTAATGCTATTGAGAGTCTTTCTAAGAAAACTAATTGGAAGGAAGAGAAGCTTTTGAACATTCTTAATACTCTTCACCTTGCTAATCCTTGGGCTGCAACTCAGATGGTATTGAGAGAAATTGCCATTGAGCTTGATAAAAAGTATGATGACCACATCAATAAGAGTGAGAAGATTTATGCTATCTCTCCTCAGGATGGAAGGATTCATGAAATCAACAAGAAGACTGTAAAGAACTACAAGGCATTCCCTGCTTTCAGAAGTATTGAAGATGCTAAGATTGCTTGTAGCCTTATCAGAGAGCATCTTAAATCAATTTTCAGTAATGCCTAAAAGTAATAAGAAAATCAGAAATGCCACAGAGTGCAAGTCTGGTAATCTGACCTTTAAATCCCAGCTTGAAAAGAGTGTTTACAATACTCTTGTAGAGCAGGGGTTTAACCCACAATATGAATATAAAACCTATACATTATGGGGTGGATTTATTCCTTTAACTCCATTCTATGATAAAGAAACAGATGCTCAACAAGCTAAAAGAATTGAAGGTGGTAGCACTGTAAAGAATAAGATATTGGTATTAAAGACAGGTAAGATTGTTGGTATCAGATATACACCAGACTTCTACTTTAGGTATGGTAAATTAGATGTATATATTGAAGCTAAGGGTATAGAGAATGATGTCTTCTACATAAAGAAGAAGTTGTTTAGAAAATACCTAGATGACTGGTTTATTAAGACTAAACAACATTCAATATACTTCGAGATATACACTAAGAAACAGCTACTTCAAGCTATAGAAATAATCAAGGAGTATGAACCAACTTTATCAAAGGATTCAACAGAATCTACAATGTCTACCACCTAAGGATGTAGAACTATGTAATCAATTCTTAAGGAATAGACAATTCGAGAATCTTCGTGAAATAGTAGAATCTTGTCTTGTTATGAAGAAGAGAGATGATTGCAGAGATGTGCATAAAGATAAGTGGTTAAATGTGGATAGAAGTCAGTTAGAGCAGCTAACTCTTGATATAAGAGAATATACCTCTTACTTGGATTTATCTGATATTTTTAATGACTTAGAAGAGGAATTTTAATGGAAAGAAAAAGCTTAAGAGACATATCTTGGCAAGGAAAGACCTTTAGAATTATTCCTAATATAGATAGCTATGCTATTTCTAAAGATGGAGATGTTTTAGCTCTTCCTAAAGTAAGAGATGGGGAATTGTCTCAGCTAAATAACATGATTGGCAGAAAGGGTAAATCTCAAAGAAGGTACAAAGCTAGAATTATTAAACCATCTTTTAAGGCAAAGTATTGGTATGTAAATCTTATGCACAACGGAATTAAGAAGGACTATAGAGTTCATAGGCTAGTGTATATAGTCTATATTGGTTATATTCCAGATGATAGGGTTATAGACCATATTGATGGTAACACTTCTAATAATAATCTTTCAAATTTGAGATGTGTAACTCAGTCTGAAAATTGTCAAAATCCTAATACTTTAAGAAAAAGATTTAAAGCTGTTTTGAAAATTGACAAGACCTCTAAGGATATAATAGAAGAATATCAATCTATCAGAGATGCCATATTATCTTTAGGGATTCCCTATAACTCAGGAATGTCATCTCATATAGGTGATGTTTGTAAAGGAAAACGAAAATCTTGTTATGGATATGAGTGGAAATGGAAATAGAAAATCATTAAAAGATATATCTCTGAATATATCTGAAGAAGAATATAGAGCAGACCCTGCCTTGTCATATAGTACTTTAGCACGCTATGAAAGAGAAGGATTTAATAACCTAGACAAGCTATTTGATAGGATAGAAACTCCTTCTCTTGTTTTTGGCTCTTGTGTTGATACTCTTATCACTTGTAATGAAGAAGAATTTAATCAACTATTTATGGTAGCAGAGCTTGACAATAGTCTTTCAGATACTCTTGTTATCATTGTTAAGAAGCTGTTTAATGACTTCAAGGATAAATACCATGTACTAAAGGATATTCCTGATAATGATATTATAATATCTATTGAAGATATACAGTGGAATAATCATTGGTTACCAAAGACAAGAGTTAAGAAGATTAAAGAAGATTGTGCTGGATACTACGGTCTATTATACTTAGCTGATGGAAAGAAAATTATCAGTACTCAGACTTATAATGATGTTCAAAATACTGTAGATAAGCTTAAGACTTCTGATGCAACCAAATTCTACTTTGAACCAGACAGTATGTTTGATGATAGTATACAAAGGTTTTATCAGTTAAAGTTTAAAGCAACTTTTAATGGTATTAACTACAGATGTATGGCTGATGAGATAATTGTATTTCATGATAAAAAATTAGTTGTCCCTGTAGATTTGAAGACTAGTTCTAAAACAGAGTGGGATTTCTATAAGAGCTTCTTTATTGATTGGAGATATGATATTCAAGGTAGATTATACTGGAGAATAATCAGAGATAACATGAATAGAGACCCTTATTTTAAGGATTTCAAGTTAGCTCCATTCAAGTTCATAGTAGCTAACAAGAGAACTTTAACCCCACTTGTATGGAACTTTAAATCAACTGAAGCTATGGGAGACTTAACATTTGGCAAGAATGGACAGATAATTCTTAGAGACCCATTTACAATAGGTGAGGAACTATCACATTATCTAAAGGATAAACCTACTGTTCCAGATGGTATAAGTAAGGTAAATCCTAATCAACTTGAAGATTGGATTAATAAAATATGAAAATATTAAAGAGAACAAAGAAAGGCAAAACAAGCCAACTTGAAGAGTTTGATTTGAATAAAATAATCAATGCTGTCAAGAAGGCTTATGCTTCACAAGGTAGAGAACCTGATGAAGAAGTTTTGAAGGAATTAACATATATTCCTTCTTATCATGAGGGAGCTAGTGCAGTAGGAGTTACTACTATACAGACAGAAGTAGAGAAGATTCTTATGGATTTAGCACCTTATGATGTAGCAAAAGCTTATATTATCTATAGAAATAAACATGAAGAGTCTAGATTTATTAGAGAAAGGATTGATTATATGTCTAACTATGCAGACTCTGATGATAATGCTGCTAGTTCCTCAGAGACTGACCCTAATGCTAATGTAACTCAGAAGAATGTTGCCAATCTTGATGGAGAAGTTTATAAAACAAAGAATAGAATTATTCAGAGACAGAGAATGAAGGATGAACTTAATGTCCTTTATCCAGAGGTAGCAAAGCAATATGAAATAGATGTTGAGAATCATATAATCTATCCTCATGATGAAGCTAGTGTGCCTACTTTGAAGTTCTATTGTCAAGCAGATACTCTTTACCCACTTATGACAGAAGGTGTAGGTAATATAGATGGTGTGACACCAACTCCTCCTAATGATTTACAATCATTTAGTGGACAAATAACTAATCTTACCTTCTTGCTATCTTCTCAATGTAAAGGTGCAGTAGCCTTTGGAGAATATTTCATTGCTCTAAACTACTACATTATTGCAGAGTTTGGAGATAAATGGTATGAGAAACTTGATTGTGTTGTAACAAATTCTCATTGTAAGATTCAAAGAACAGTTAGAGATTTCATAGAGAAAGCTTTCAAACAATTTATCTATGGGATTAATCAACCAGCAGGAAACAGGAGCTACCAAAGCCCATTTACAAATATTTCATATTATGACCATACATACTTTAGTTCATTGTTTGGAGAATTTTGCTATCCTGATGGAACTAAGCCTGAATGGGCTGCAATTAATGTTCTTCAGAAGATGTTTATGAAGTTCTTCAATAAACTTAGAACTAAGCAGATTTTGACCTTCCCTGTTGAAACATTAGCAATGGTACATGATGGCAAGGGTATTATAGATAAGGAATATAAAGACTTCTGTGCAGAAATGTATGCAGAAGGTCATAGCTTCTTTACTTATATTTCAGATAGTGCTGATAGTCTTGCATCATGCTGTAGATTGAGAAATGAACTTGCAGAGAATACATTTAATCCTACATCAGGTCTTACTGGTGTTATGACTGGTAGCTGCCATGTTATTACTCTTAATATTAATAGGATTGTTCAAGATTGGTTCACCTTTATTAATCACCTTCATTATGGTAATACTGGCAAAAACTTAGAACCTAATGAAGTATTTAATAAAGATTGCTCTTTATCAAGTTACTTACTAGGCATTCTTGAAAGAGTATATAAGTATCATATAGCTTATAAGACTATGCTCTATGAACAAGAAGAGAAGGGCATGTTTGCAGCTTGTAATGGTGGTTATATACACATGAACAAGTTGTATAGTACCATTGGTATCAATGGCTTGAATGAAGCAGCTAGATTCTTAGGTCTTAAGGTATCTAATAACCCTGAATATATTGAGTTCTTGCAGTTTATTCTTGGTACTATCAAGGAAGCAAATAAAAAAAGCTCTATACATGATAGTAAGAGACCTTTCTTGTTTAATTCTGAGGTAGTTCCTGCTGAATCTCTTGGTGGTAAGAATTATAGATGGGACAAAAAGGATGGCTATTGGGTCCCTGAAGATGAAAATCTTTATAACTCATATTTCTTTGATGCACATGATAATACTTCAGTACTAGATAAGATGATTTTGCATGGAAGGCAGACAGCACAATATTGTGATGGAGGCTCAGCTTGTCATATTAATCTTGAAGACCATTTGAGTAAGAAGCAGTATCTTAAGTTGATTGAATTTGCAGTCAAAGAAGGTACTAACTATTTTACCTTTAATATACCAAATAGTAAATGTGATGATTGTGGTTATATTACAAAGCATCCTATAACAGAATGCCCTAAGTGTCATAGCCATAACATTACTTGGTATACTAGAGTAATAGGTTATTTGAGACCTATTAAGGCATTTGGTATTGATAGATTCATTGAAGCTGGAAAGAGAGTCTATTCTAAACTAAAAGATATATGTTAAAGTATGTAGATAGTAAAGTTGTCTTTGCTGAAATTCCTGATGAAATAACTCTTGCTATTAACATATCTAATTGTCCTTGTCATTGCGAAGAATGTCATTCTCCTTATCTTGCAGATGATATAGGAGAGCCTCTTGATTTACAACACTTGACTAATCTTATTGACAATAATAGAGGCATAACTTGTGTCTGTATTATGGGAGGTGATGCTAACCCAAGTGAAGTAAATGATATTGCACAGGACATTAAGGAATACTACCCAGAATTGAAAGTAGCTTGGTATAGTGGAAGACAAGAATTAAGTAAGGATATTGATTTAGAGAATTTTGATTTTGTAAAGCTGGGACCTTATATGGAAGAACTTGGACCATTGAATAGTAAAACTACTAATCAAGTACTTCTTGAAATAGAGGTTATTCAAGGTAAGGTCTTTACTAAGGATATAACAGCAAAGTTTTGGAAATAGTTAAAGTCATTACAAAAGAATACAGAGAGGGTGATAATGCAGTGAAAACTACATCTATCACCCTTTTTGGTATACCTATATTTAGGTATAAAAAATTAACAACAAACAATAAGGCTGTAGCATTTCTTACAGTTCAAAAGAAAACAACTATTAAAGGTTTTAGAAATGAAGATTAAAGTAAAAGAAACAGTAAAAGGTTTCTATACAGAGGCTAAAGATGAGAAGGGTAACTTGGTTCCTTTCATAAATCCTATTGGTGATTGTATTGACCTTAGAGCAGCAGCAGACTATGAGTTTGAGGCTCCTCAAGCAGGTATTCTTCATCAGAAAGATAAAGTTGAGACAAGGAATGTAAAGTTTGATGAAAAGCTTATTAAGCTTGGAATTGCAATGCAATTACCAAAGGGATTTAGTGCCAAGATTAAACAGAGAAGCTCTACTACTAAAAAGCTTAGACTTGTAATGGCTTCTTCTGGCTTTATTGACACAATATATTGTGGAGATAATGATGAGTGGGGATTCTATTGTTATTCAGTAGATAAAACTACTATTCATAAGGGAGAGAGAATTTGTCAATTTGAAATTGTGCCTAATCAGTTTGCAACCATGTGGCAGAAACTTAAGTGGCTCTTCTCTAGTAAGATAGAGTTTGAGTGGGTTGATAAACTTGGCAATGCAGACAGAGGTGGTCATGGAAAAACAGGAGTTAAGTAATGATATTTAAGCTAATAATTATATTTCTGCTAATTATCCTTATTACAATCTTCATAAATATGGTTGAAGACCATGAAAACTATAGGAAGATTTCATTTAAGGAGACTATGGACTTACTTAATATTCCTATTATAACCTTTGTTTGTAATGAGAAGAAGTTACATTTCCTGCTTGATTCAGGAAGTTCATATTCTCATATAAGTCCAGAAGCAGTAAGCTATATAGGAGGAAAACTAGAGAATATTGGGGGGAATGTTCAAACTGTAGGTGCAGGTGGCATACTAAACAATAATAAACATTGTATTCTTAAGTTAGAATATAATAAAGAGTTCTATGATTCTGATTTTATAGTTACAGAACAACTCGCTCAGCAGCTAGAGGCTATAAAGAAAGACTTTAACATTGAAATATACGGAGTTCTTGGTGGAGATTTCCTTAGTAGATATGACTATGTTATAGATTTCAAAGAACTTGTAGCTTATTCTAAGAGAAAATGCAAGGGAACAAAATAAAGCTACCTAATAGATATAATGAGGAAGTATATCTTGAGAAGATTGAAGACACTAAGTATAAGTTAGTACATGAGTCTTCTTATGTAAGATTAGGAACTATTAATGGAGTGAAAGATAAATATACTTTCATTGATATTAGTGGAGGTCCTATGATTTATTTAAAAGATAAACTTCCAATTGGAGTAGTTAAATCTATTAGTATGTCTGATGGTAGTTACATAATAGAAGTTGAAACATGATTTACTTAGTAACGGGTCAAAAAACTTTATTTGAAAATGAGGCATATTCTATGATAGATATAGATAAATGTTTATCTCTATTATGGGATATGCCTATAATTCAAGTAGATACAGAAACTAATGGTAAAGATGCTCATATAAATAAAATATTATGTATTCAATTTGGTAATGACTTATTAGATTGTCAAATAGTAGTAGATATAAGTACAATATCTTTAAAGTTATTTAAAGAAGTTCTAGAATCTAAATATCTTATTCTTCAAAATGCTAAGTTTGATTTACAATTTCTGTACAATTTCAATATTCATCCTACTAAAATATATGATACTATGATAGTGGAGCAGTTTCTTTACTTAGGGTATCCTAGTGGATTAACTGTGAGTGAGGAAGAATACAAACGAGAAGGTTATAATTTTCCATATCATAAAAATATAAATGAAGAAACTGGCAAAGTAACTTATACTCTTAGTTTTGCTCTTGATGCCATAGCAAATAAAAGATTAGGTATTTATATTGATAAAGAAATTAGAAGTCAGATTATTTGGAGAGGTCTAGATACAGATGTTATAATATATGCTGCTAATGATGTTAAGTATCTAGAGAAAATAATGAGGTCACAGCTTAATGATTTAAGGAAGATTCCTAATGCCATAAAAGGTGCTAAAATAGAGTGTGACTTTACACCTGTTATAGCTTACTTGGAATGGTGTGGAATTAAACTTGATGAATCTAGATGGAGAGAGAAAATGAGGAAAGATAAAATAAAATTGTCTCAATCAGAAGATGCATTGAATAAATTTCTCTTAGAAGCTTATAATAAAGGAAATAAGAAACTAGAGCAATTTATCTATGTTAATAATCAACCATCTTTATTTGAAGAATTTAATAAAGATTTAGGAGTTCCTCAAGTAAGAATTAACTGGTCATCAAGTCCTCAAGTTATTACAGTAGCTAAAATACTTGGATTCAATACTCTTGTTATTGACAAAAAGACAGGAAAAGAAAAAGATAGTGCAATGGAAAAGCAACTTAAAAGTCAAAAAGGTATAAATGATGAATTTCTTAGACTGTACTTTGGAGAGGGAGAAGAGGATGATGATAATTATTTTCCTGGATATAGTGGCAGTTACAAAGTAGTTACTTCATTTGGTCAAGGGCATCTTAATGCTATTAATCCTAATACAGGGAGAATACATACAATTTATAGAGCTATTGGTACTATATCAGGTAGAATGTCTTCAGGAAGTGACAAAACCAATACTGATTTAGCAAAGTTAAAAGGACTTCCTACTAATCCTAGTGCTAAACAAAAGAAAGAGGGAAAAGGATGTACTTACCCTAATATGCAACAGCTTCCTCATAATAAGGAAACTAGAGCTTGTTTTGTTGCAGAGAAAGGAAATTTATTCTGTTCATGTGATTATAGTGCTATGGAAGCTAGAATAGGAGCTGATGTATATAATGAACATAAACTTCTTGATGAATTTCTATATGGCAGTGGTGATACTCATGCAGCTTATGCTAAAGCAGTATTTGCAAAAGAACTAGAAGAAATTGATACAAAAGATGTAAAAGCAAAAAGACCTGACCTTAGAAATAAAGTTAAGTCTGTAGAGTTTGCAGTTCAATTTGGTTCTGATGGTACTGCTGTAGCTCCACAATTAAAGATTCCTGTAGAAGAAGCTAGACAACTTGTTATTAATCTGTTAAATGGTATGACAGGATTGAAAGCTTTCAAAGCAAAAGGTTCTAAATTTGTATTAAACAATGGATATGTAGATATTCTTCCTCAAACAGGACACAGAGGATATTGGTATGATTGGAAACATTGGAAAGAAGTTCAGGCTGGTTATACCTCTGAATTTTGGGAAGATTATAAAAAATATCATAAAGGAACTAATGATGAAGTTTGTAAGGAAGTAAAAATTCATTTTCAAGCTAAATCTAAGTGGTGTGACAGAATGAGCTTAAACTTGCCTACACAAGGTGGAGGAGCTGTAGTATTGAAAGAAGCTATGATTACCTTATATAAATGGGTAATAGATAATGGCTACTGGGGAAAAATACTATTTTGTAATTTTACCCATGATGAATGTAATACTGAATTTCCTGAGGAATTAAAGGATACTTATCCTCAAATGGTATCTAAAATAATGCAAGAAGCAGCAGCAAAGTATTATCATAAATTACCTATTCCTGCTGCCCCAGAAGTAGATACTTGTTGGAGACATTAGTGATAATTTTGTGTACCAACACATGTTTAAAAAGAAATTATTATGATTAAAAAAGGAGAAAAGTATATATGTACTAATAATGTCTACATGAGCGGAGAGGTCTATAGACCTGTTTATAGGAAGGGTAGAATTTATCAATCAGATGTAGATGACTCTTTGGTAGATGAATGTAATGAAACACACTATTGGCTAGATAGAGAACTTTTTGAAAAACACTTCAAAAAGTGTACATTACCTATTAAAAATTCATCAGATGATAGAGTAAATCATCCTTCTCATTATACTTGGCTTAAGAAGTTATGTGGTATAGAAGTAATTGATATTACTAGACACATGAACTTTAACTTAGGAAATGTAATTAAGTATGTTCTTAGGTCAGGTCATAAATCTGAAGAAGGAATGAGTGATAAACAAAAGAGAATAGAAGACTTAAAGAAAGCTGTCTTCTATCTCAATGATGAAATAAATAGACTAGAAAATGACAAAGAAGGAGTATGAAGAATTACACAGAGTAGTCAAAGATAAGCTAGGTCATCAACTTCATGTTGATGACTTAGTTATTGGCTATGCTTATAACTGCTGTGTGGAAATTTATAGGGTTAAAAACTGTGTAAGAAAAAAGCTCTTCTTGTTAGAGCTTCAGATAACAGATGGGATACTTATATTTATCCAGATAGGTTAATTAAAATAAAAGAAGATGGAATATCAGAAAATTAATACATTATTCAAGAGGGATGGTAAAAATGTTATTATTCCCTCACAGTATACTTGTGAAGAGTTTAACTATTTAAAGGATTGTCCTTGGGAATGTACAGAGAAGATTGATGGTACTAACATCAGAATCTATGTAACTATGGTAGCAGGAGAAGGTGAAGAACCTTGGCTTTATGGTGTGACTATTAAAGGTCGAACTAACAGAGCAGAGCTTCCTAGTAAGCTTGTCAAAAAGCTGGAGAATATCTTCTTCAAGGTAGATTGGGCTAAAGTATTTCCTGCATTGACACCTGAAGATACTGTATGTATATATGGTGAAGGTTATGGTGCAGGTATTCAAAAGTGTGGTGGAAAGTATATCAGCAATGATGTAGATTTCATTCTTTTTGATGTCAAGATTAATGACTGGTGGCTTAAAAGAGAAGACTGTGAAGATATTGCCAAGAAGTGCAATGTACCTATGGTTCCTCTTATTGGCTATATGACTATTCCACAGGCTGTAGAATTTGTCAAGAAAGGCTTTAAGTCTAAGATTTCTGAAGATAAAGACCTTAATGCAGAGGGTTTAGTTCTTAGAACTACCTGTGGTCTTAGATTTAGAAATGGAGAGAGAATTATTACCAAGATAAAGTACTGCGATTTTGAAAAATTTAAGGCTGTGTATGGAGATAATCCAAACCCTGAGCAGCCTGATAACCCTAATTATCAATGAAGCAATACACACAACTAGAGTTTATAAGGGTAGTAGAGAAGAATGGATTTTCTTATAGTAGGCATAGTGGTGACCATGCTATATATGTCAATGATAAGGGAAGACATATCTCTATCCCTCATAAACTAGAAAGTGTTATAGCTCGTAGACTTATTAAAGAAAATAATTTAGATATTAATATTAAAAAGCGAAGAAAAAATGGTTGAAAGTGGATATTATCCAGCAGGGGCAGAGTATGACCCTAAAGCACCTTGGAACAAGATAGACCCTGAACCAAGAAAGATTGAGGTTACTGTATCTATAACACTAAGTAAGACAGTAGAGGTAGAGGTTACTGACTATACTGCTGAAGAGAATTATGATGAAGATGGTTATAATGGTATTAGCTATGACTATTCTGAGTGTAACTTAGAGCAAGCAGTTAGAGACCAAGTAACTCTTCCTAATAGTGTAGGAGAGTTTAATGATTGGGTTGAAGATGATTTTGCAGTAAATTTGGAGGAATAATATGACATTTATAATTCATTTCAAAGATGGGCATAGGGAAACCTATAGTAACCATTATGATGAGAATGATGAGCATGAAAGAGATGGTGCATGGGATGATGTCTATGCTACATTTCCTAATGCTGATTATATAGAATCTTTTTAATATGACTCTAAATGAATATTTATTATTAAGGTTTAATAGAAGTAACCATCCTAAGTATAGAAAATATGCAGTAGAGTGGATAAAGAACCTTACTATAGAGCAATTATCTTACTTTAGAAAGGAAATGTCTAAATCACTTTTAATATGAAAAAATCTATTTTAGTAGCTGTAGTATATATCATACTATTTACTATAGAAATATTAGTATATTATATATCTAAAGAAAGTGTTACTTTCTTTTATGGTTTTATACTACTAATTGCATTTGTAATTACTTTTGGTAGTACTTTAGATGAGTGGAAATGAAAAGTAAATAAACTAGAATCAAAGAAATAAAAATAGGTGATAGAACCTATGAAGTTATAGATGGTTTTACAACTCTTAAAAGTATAAATAAAAATGGAACAGCTAGTAATAATCGATAGTAATAAAATCTATATTTATAGTGAAGAAAATCATCCTATAATAAGTGCAGAAGATGCTACAACAGAAGATATAATTAGAATTCTAGGTCATGATATTAATCATGTAACTTTTGCTTGGGGTGAAGATTTTACTATAGAAAAAGATTAAAACTATGGATAAGAAGAAATTTAATTTAATACATAAAAACTTTGCTAAACCCATATTTGATATGGCAATGGTATATGAAAATAGTGCCTTTACCATAGAGAATAAAATTGTTAATGTCAAAGTAGTTAATGCTTTCAATGAACTAAAGAAAGCATTAGAAGAACAATTAAATGAGTATAGGTAATGAATAAAGATAATCTATATACTTCTTTATGTCTTTTAATGTTCAGGTTAGAAGACATAAAGAATAATTCAATGCAGGATAAATCATTTGTTACTGCATTAACTGAAGTTCTACGTTATTTTAAAGATAATGGAGAATTAAAAGAAGCTTTTAAGTATCAAAAAACTTTAATACAAGACATAAAAGACCAACCTTTTTATAAGAGTATGTTAGATATGTTTTGTTTAAAAATCAGTACAGAGCATCCAGATATTCCTTCTCTTAATATAGAGAAAATTATGGAAAAACAATTCTCAGATGAGTTTATAGAAGATAAAATTAAAACTATTTTAGAGTAAAATTATGAAATTAATTAATCAAAGTTTTGAGATTCTTGAACAGAAAGATTTTTCTCTCAAGGGTATTAAGCAATTCATTGAAAGATGTGGGCGTGTATGCTATAAAAGTGAAGATAAAATCACTGACACTTCTTATGAAAAGTTTGTAGATATGCTTGAGAGGAAAGACCATGCTAGACCTCTTGAGTTTGGTACAGTACATCTTAAAATGCCTTGGAGTAATTTTAATAATTTTGTAGGATTTTGTATTTCAAAAGCTGTTTGGGATAGCTGTTGGATAAAGTACCATGTAGATAGAGATTCTGAGGATAAAACTGTATACATTACAACTAATTACAGATACTATAAAAGACTTAAATCCCTAAGACCTCTATATGGATACATTAATATAGCAGAGTTCTTTACTGAAGAAGATAATGAATATTACCCAAAAAGATATACAGTACATTTTATTACTTCTAGAGGAATAATGGATGAATTTAGAACTCATGTAGGTCTAAGTCATCTTGCTGAAAGTACTAGATATTGTAATTATTCTAAGGATAAATTTGATAATCAAATTACCTTTATTCAACCTTCATGGATTATCCTTGATAAAGAAATAGCTCCAATTAATGAACTCTGTCTTCTTGCAGGACAATATGATAGAGAAAATCCTAATTTAAGATATTTAGCTTCTTTGGTAGATGCTAATTATACCTATATATCATTACTAAATAAAGGTTGGACTCCTCAGCAAGCAAGAGATGTTCTTCCTTTATCAGTCAAATCAGAGCTTATCTCATGTGGTTTTGGAGATGCTTGGTGTAACTTCTTCTACAGAAGATGTGCTAAGGATGCCCATCCTATGGCTAGAGAGATTGCTATTCCATTACAAGAAAGATTTAAAGAACTTGGTTATGTTAATCAATAATCTAGAACTAATAGTCCCTTTGCTACCAAAGAATAATCCAGAGGTATTCTGCCACATGCAAATAGTATGTAGAGCAAAAGACCATAAGGATGAAAAGGTAAAGGAAGGAGCTATTAAAACATACTTCATAAAGAATGAAGAATATCTTAGAAAAGTAATGCCTGAGGTAATTCTTCTTTGTGAGCATTATGGAGCAAGAGCTTATATTAATGTGAGTCCAAAGAGCTTTGAGAAGTTACAGAAACTTATGTTAGTAAAGCTTGCTTCATTAGTATGTGAAGGCAATATTCAGAATCCAAGAAAGACTCTTAATAGTGTAGCAGGAACCTTAACTTCAAGGAGTCCTGTATGGATTGTAGATGTTGATAATATGGAAATAAAGGAGCTACTCTTAGGATGGTTTGATGACTATTTTAAGTTAGACCCTACATTACCATTCTGTAACACTAGGGAAGAACTATATCTTACTGGTATTATACCAACAAAACAAGGTTGTCATTTACTTATAAGACCATTTAATCTTAAAGAGTTTAATAGTAATTTTCCTGATGTAGATGTTCATAAGAACTCTATGGGAACTTTATTGTATTATCCTAATAGTATATCAGTATAACAATGAGAACAAATTTAATTAAAAAGAAAGAAGCACCTAAGGTAGAAGAGAAAGCAGTAGATGGAATGCTTGACATGGTTATAGCATTTGATACTACAGGTTCTATGTATCATTACATTGAGGCGGTAAAAAAGTATGTTATAGACTTAATACCAAAGCTATTTGCAGCTAATCCTAAATTAAAGGTTAGTATAGTAGCATTTGGTGATTACTGTGACATGCACAGTAAGAGTGATTTTGGTGATGCTTATCAAGTTATTGATTTAACTGATAATGAAAACAAACTTATAAAATTTGTAAAGAAAGCCATAAACACAAGTGGAGGTGATAGGGATGAGTTCTATGAGCTTGTCCTAAAGAAGATTATAGAAGAAACTTCTTGGAGAGAAGGTTCTACCAAGTCTGTTTTACTTATAGCAGATGCTAATCCTCATGGAATCGGTTACTCTTTTGGTGATATTATAATAAATAACCAAATTAATTGGAGAGAGGAAGCTAAGAAAGCTGCTGCTAAGGGTATTAAGATTGATACTATGCAATGTGGTAGTAGCAGATGGTATAAAGAGTTATCTAAGATAACTAATGGTATTAATTTACCATTTAAAACAGATAGCAAAACTTCTCAAGTGATTGAAGCTGCTTCCTATGCAAGAGGTGGGGAATCTACTAGAGGACTATTCAAAGCAACTATGGATAGTGCTCTAGCTAGTGGTGATGCAGAAATTAGTGCTGTTTATATAGCTTATTCAAAAGAATTAGTTTAGTCAATAGAACAATGAAAGTAAACATTAAAGAAATTGAAGTTGGTGACATCTTCTCAGAAGAATCTCACTATGTAGTAAATAAGGTAGCTAAGGATAAAGTAGAATTCCTTCACCTTGAAAGTGGTAAGAAAGTCTCTCTTAGCAATGAATATGTTGCTAATCTGCTTAATACCTCTGACCAGTATGACAATGAGGTTAAGGTAAGTAAGGAAGATAAGAAGGATGGTACTCCAGGAATCAGAACTATCTTTGAAAACATCAAGTCTTCAGAGGTATTTACAGTAGTCTTTAAGAAACAGGACAAACCAAAGACCAAGAAGGCTATTGAAGCTGAGAAAGAGGCTCAGAGAGCTGAGGCTGTGGCACTTATTGATAAGGCTAAGAAAGCTAAGAAGTCAATGGCAACAGCTTATAAGGAAGCTCTTGAGTTCATTCAGAACAATCCTGTAAAGGACTATATTGAAGGTGAAGATAGAATCCTTAGAGGATATAAAATGCAGTTTGTATCTAGGGATGGCAAATACAGATGTATGGACATGGACATTACTAGAACAGACAAAGAGACAGGAGAGAGACTTGTTAATATTAACACTATCTCTCAGCTTATCTACAATGGTACTAAGTATATTGTAGACTAATTATTAAGGGAAGGGCTTATACTCTTCCCTTATTTTTCCTTAAAACAATCAACTTTTGCTCTTATTTATTTGGTAAACTGAGCAAATTTAATTAACTTTGCACTAAAATTTTAATTACACTATATGGCAAATTTTTGTTATATCCCACAAAAGGGAATAGACGATGTATTAGCAGCTAAATTAGGATGGAGAGGTAATGCCAGTGATAAGTTTAACCCCTTCAGAGTTGCAACCCTTAGAGGTATGTATGATGAAGTCCATCAAAATAGTCCCCTAAATACAACTAATCTTGATGAGGCTGCATTAACTCTTGCTAAATTCAGACAGGAGATTAAAGTTGGAAACCAAGCTAAAATTAATAGTATTGGTACTAACTTAGCTCCAAGTTATAAGAGCTTGAGGAAAGCATTTACAGCAGAGGAACGCTTTAATAGAGTAAATATGATTGCTGCTATGTTCTCTGCTGTTGTAGATGAAATCCAAAAGAATAATCTACAGCTTAGTAGAAGAGCCATTATTGATACAAAGGTTGGAGAGTTCAATTTATTTGAAAAGGTTTATAATCAGATAATGCAGATGCAGTCTGTGTTCAGAGCTAAAGGTGACATGGAGAAAGCTGCAAAATTCAACCAAGTTCTCTCTAATTGGTCTGCTCTAACAGCATTTGCTAGAATGAAACTTAGAGATACTGAAGGAATTAAGTTAGGTAATAAGATGGAGTTTGTTGATGAAACAGACGAACTTAATTATGGAGATAATGACCTCTCTCAGCTTATTGACCCAAATGAGTCTGTTAGGGAAGCTTGGCAGTCATCTAATGGTTTGGAATCTTCATTTGGCTCTGTAGGACAGCAAGTAAGAAGACTTATTAGTAGTCTTCCTATTATGGAGATAGTAGATGTAGCTACTGCTGATGGTAGAGTAATGCAAAAAGCTCAGCCTAAAAGAGATGACCTTGGATTTGTTCAAACTTTAAACCCTGTTAAAGTACATCAAGCTCTTATGGAGTTACTTAGAGGTATTACTTCAGAAGCTCAAATGATGGGAGCTTTTAGAAACCCTAGAACTGGACAGGCTAAATCTGTATGGATGATTCCAATTTTAGATGCTCTAACAAAGAATCCTCAACTTAGAACACAATTCTTTAGAGATTTCAAGAAGAATTTCCAACCTTATTCTATTCTTATTGAGGATAAGGAGGCTTCTAAGAAAGGTCTTAGAAAATATAAGACTAAGGTACTCAATAGAGTTGAAGATTTGTTAGGAGGAGCCTTTATGTCTAGAATTATACTTGGAAAGCCTCTTAATGAGAAAACTTCTGTCTTTGATACCAAAGGAAATGTTAATGTATCTAACTTAAAGAATACTCTAAGTCAGATAAATGAGTGGCTTGCTCAGTCTAAAGAAGACATCTTTAAGCGAAATAAGTTCTATTCTAGAGGTGGCTCTTCTCTTGAAAGAAGAGAGTTCCTTAGAACTAGTTTAGAATCTCTTGGAGTAGAAGTAGATGTTGACACTCTAGATGAAATAATGAACCATTCTAAAGACCTTAGAAAACTTACTAATGCTCTTCAAGAATTAGCTCAATATGGTGTATCAGAGAATCAGTTGAAGAGGCTCGAAGCTGGTGAAAAGATTTCATATAAGTCATTAGTTAGAGCTAAAGGTCAGAACTCTAGAAAAGAGGGTGTCGTTGAGGAGAAAATCAGAAAGATACATGAAATGATTACCAAGAATAGAGAAGGCTTGAGACTTGAATCTAGAGTAAGACATAAGGATAGCAAGGGTAACAACATTACTCTGTTCTCTCAGGTAAATCCATCTTTTATGGGTGATAAGTTTGATAAGATTCAAAGCTATGTTAAAGCAAATGACAAGGCTGGTCTTAGGTCTTTTCTTACTAATGAGTACCTTGACTCTCCTTTCTTCTCCTATAAGGGTAAGGTGTTGAATAAGTGGCTTGAAGAATTACTTAAGTGCTGTGACACTCCTGTTAATGTGAGCTTAGAAGATACATTTGCTGCTCAATTTGATTATCTAAGATTCTTAGGAACCTCTGATATGAGTTTTGAGAACTTTACTAGTAAACAGCACATGATTGATATGCTTACAGAGTTCAGAAGTGACAAAGAACTTAGTAATAAAGCTGATACTGCATTATATCCTGTATTTATTCTTGGTGATAGTGGTGTAAGCAAATATATCAGAGCTAAGAGATATAGCAATGAAGAGATTATGGATGGTCTCTATAATGCTTATGAACAGGAAAGAAGAAGACAAGAGTTAGTCAAAGCTACCAATGAATGGCTTGACTCTAAGAACTACAGTAAAGTAGAAAACTTCTCTGATAGTGAAAATACTTTTAGTATTCTTGGATTCCTTAATAAGGACTACAAGGCATCTGATGGTACAGTAGGAAAGTATTCTAGTATGCTTAGTGATAGACCTACTGAAACAGAAGTTAAGAAGGCTATATCTACATATTTATCTGATGCTCTTAAAGATTTCAAGAAGCAGTTAAGAAACTTAGGTCTTCTTGAGACTGTAAAAGTAAAAGAGGTAGATAGGAATAATAACCAAGTAGAAGTTGAAAGATATACTTATCTAGGAGAAGGTGTTACATCTGAAAACTTAGATGAGAAACTTGCAGAGTTCTATAACAATGTTAAGTTTGCTACTATTAATCAGCTTCAACTTATGACTATTGATACTTCATTCTATAAAGGTACTAAAGACCTTCAGAAGAGATACAAAGAGATTCATGCTCCTGGTTCTCTATTAAGTCTTTCAGCTCTTGATAGTAATGGTAAGAAATTCTCTGAGGATGGTATTGAAAGATGCATTTATTTTGATGATATTAATGTAAATGCAGAACAGTCAAATCCTGAATTTATGGAAGCTATTGCTGCTGTTCATGGAAAGGATTCTGATGTATATAAAGCATACAAAAAGAATACTTTAACTGATGGACAAGGTTATAGGACTCTTAGGTCATATAGAAAAGTAATGGGTATGGCAGGACAATGGACTGAAGAAATGCAAAAAGTATATGAGGCTATTGAACAGCTTAAAGCTGATTATAATGGAAAGTCTATTCCATCAGAAAAACTTGCTGAAATAGCATCTATGGCAGTAGTATTTCAGCCTATTAAACCTTATATGTTTACTCATGAAAAACTTGCTCTTAATGACAAGGATAAAGTTATTATTCCAGTTCAGCATAAGTATGCTGAGGCAGTGTTAATTCCTGAACTCTTACCTGAGGGTAGTAAGCTTAGAGATATGGCTTATTGGATGGATGACAATAATGTAGACCTAGTTGGTTCTACTAAGATTGTTAAGGTTGGTGGATTTGGTTCTACTGATATTTCAAAAGCTTCTGATGCTAAGAGTCTAGGTGAAGCTCTAAATAAAGCTTATGTTCATCAATTAAGCTATGGTGATTATAGAATACAGACTAATGTTCCTGAGCACATTAATAGCTCTCAGCTCTTTGGTACACAGGTTAGAAAACTTATTATGGCAAATATTATGATGGATGACTATCATTATATGAACTATATTGGTGGTGATGGTACTGTAAATCTTGGGGGAAATCATGGTAGAGTTAAACTCAATGGTAGAAATCTAGTATCATTCTATAATGGATTAATAGTTGCCAACATCTTAGAATCATTTGATAACTTTAAGGATGGTATTTCAGATGCTAATAAACTTAGTGAGAAGCTGATTCAAGGTGTTATTAACAACAGTAGAGAATCTATGGACAATGTTCTAGCCTATGCTGTTGATGATGGTAAGTTTGCTATGCCTTTGTTTGAAGGTGGTTTGGAGCATGATGCTGCTGCTATGGCTTTCAGTATGTTCAAGAAGATTGTGAATAAGCAGCAAATCAAGGGAGGTTCTGCTGTTCAGGTTTCTGCAATGGGTATTAAAGGCTATGAAGAAGATGGAGATTTAAAATATGTAACAGATGGTAATGGAAATATTCTTTATGCAGAATGTGAAATTCCATTTGATATATCATATAAGGATAGCGAAGGTAATGAAGTTCATCTTGATTTCAATGAATATTGTAATCCTGATGGAACTCTTAAGATGATTGAATCTGAAGGTAAGAAGATTTCATTACTTGAACATAGATTTCCTGGTTCTACAAGTCTTCTAGCATATAGAATCCCTACTGAGAGAGACTATTCAATGCTTAATCTTAGAGTTAAAAGGTTTAGTCAAAAGACAGCAGGAGGTACTATTAAAGTACCAGCTCAAGGAACTACTATTGCAGGTTTTGACTTTGATGTTGATAAGCTCTACTTTATGAGGAGAGAGTATAAAGCATTAAAGAAACAATCTACAGATGAAGCTACTGATGCACTACTTTCTGCTGTATTCTCAGATGATACTTCTCAGCTTATAGATTTTGAAGAGTATGACTTCAACAAGTCTCCACTTGAAAATACTAGAGCTGCTAGAAATAATATGCTTATTAATCTTATTCAACAAAGATTGATGGACCCAGAGACTATGAAGCAGAGAACAACTCCTGGTGGTTTTGCTAATGCTTCTAAGTCTGCTAGAATCATGAGAGAGTTACTATATGGTAGTACTGATGGTATTATAGATGATAATAAGAAGGTTAATTGGGAAGCTCTTAATAATAGAGCTAAGGATAAATCCAGTGACCCAGAACCTAATTATGACCCTTCTGACCCTATGACTATTATTACTTATAATCAGCAAAATCAAGTAGCAGGTAAGCTTATTGGTATATTCGCTAATCAAAATACTAATCATGCTTTTGCTAGTCTTATGAAATCTTTCAAGATTTCTAAGCCTATTGAATTTGCTGGTCATAGTTATGGTGATGGTAGATTTAGTGACTTCCTTCATGCTCCTAATGGAGTTGATGTAGACTTGAATGTAGCTGAATTTCTGGCTGCTTCTGTGGATGCTGTAAAAGACCCTGTTCTTAACTTTATGAATCTTAATACTCTTACTGCTGATGCAGGTGCAGTTCTTGCTAGAATTGGTTATACTACTACTGAAATTGGTATGCTGTTTAATCAGCCTATTATCAAAGAGGTATGTGAATATAGCTTTAATAATAATGTAGGAATTGATACTGCTATTAGAGAGATACGAGAAAAATATAAGAATCAAGGTGCATCTGTCAAAAGTAGAAAGGAGCCTTTAAATCCTGAACATTTCTCTATGGATAAACTTGCTAAGAATATTTTGAATGATAGAGTTCTTAGAGAGAAAGGTAGTAATGTTATGGATAATAATACATTTGCTACTGAACAACTTGAAGTTCTTGATTTGTTCAATGATATTTCAGCAGTTGCTAATGATGTATCTGAGTTTGTGACATCAACAAAGTTTACTGCATCCAATGCAGTTGGCTCTACATTTGGTGACCTTTATGCTCAGCAGCTTAAAGTCCAAAAGTATCTTAGTGAAGTTGGTACTGATGCAAGTCATGTTGAGATGGAAGTAACAGATAAGCTTGACTCTCCTATTATGAATGATAACAGTCTTACTACTATGAGTAATTCAGATTACCTTGATACTATGATGGGAAATCCATTTGCTTATGAGCAGGCTATGTTTGATGCTAATAGAAAGTCATTAGAGATTCTAAGCAGATATTTTCCTTATAATAAGAGGGCTTATGTTAATGCTAGAAATACTCTAAATGAACTTGTCAATTATGGAAGTCTTGATGCTGATACTATAAATAGTATTCATAGTGATATGATGGTCTACTTGCTAAGTAATCAAGAAAGAAGTGAATTTAATGGTTCTCTTCCTAAGCAAACTCAGCATGGTTTGATGACTACAAGAGAGTATTACACTAAATGGTTTGCAAAAGATTTGCTTAATCACTTAGAGGCTAATCCTCAAATGAAGTCTATGCCTATCTTTGCTTATATGCTTCCTGAAGTTAAAGAAGTTAAGAATCCTGCTACTGGTGAAAGTACTGATGAAATTAGTATTAATATCCAAGGTATTGGAGGATTAGCTCCTTATATGAAGGATGAAATTAGAGAAAGCTGGGCAGACTTAGCAAGAAATCCTAAGACTTCACAGATTGCCACTGACTTGTTCTTATATAACTTCTATAAGTTAGGTTTTAATTTTAGCCCTAAAGCTTTTATGAACCTTGCTCCTACTGAAGTTAAAGAGAACATTAAAGTGCCAACTACTGATGGTGATAGAAGCTATGTAGACTTTATGAATGATATAATGGAAGATAAGTTCAACATCAATGCTGAAACATTTGCTAGACAGTATATGCTTAATCACTTAGATAATAAGAGATTTGGCTTAGATGCTAAGAGTAAAACTGTTCTAAATATTCTCAAGCCACTTGCTATTCAGGCTGGTGTTGCTAGAAATGAATTTACCTTAGATTTGTCAAAGATTGATAAAGAAAATGGTAAGTACTTCATTTTAAAAGAGAATAAGATGGCTAAGTCAAGACAATTTGTTCCTATGATTAAGATTAATACTGGTCAAGGTCAAGTTGTTTACATGGCAGATAGTTTTGATGAAACAAAAACTTCTATAATGACATATCATAAGGTAGATAAACTTGGTACTAAAGGTCAATCTCTACAGTATTTTGGTGATAATATTGCTTCAAATATAGAAGAAGATACAAAAACATCAGAATCTTTTGAAGATGGTTCTACAGCAAAGAGGTTAGAAGAAAGAAAACCTACTGTAGAAGGATTTGATAGAAAAGCTGTTATAAATGAAATAGCAGAAGAAATGAGTAAAGCCTATGAGAAAGCAGGTATCAGAGATGACCAAGGAGAACTTTATACAGCAAATGCTCTTAAGGCTGCTTTAGGTAATACTGAAGAGGCTAATTTGAAAGCTTCTGTAGAAGAGCTTAGACAAGCTTGTAGAGTAGATGGTGTTATAGTTCTTGATGAGAATGGTAATCCAATGAAAGCATGTTAGTTTATAAGATATGAGTAATAGTTGTTCAATTATTGGTCATGTCAAAAACTCTAAAGGTGAAGTGGTTGAAAGCAGGTTATGGAATAACCTGCTTCACCACCTCTCTGATAGAGGTTTGACAAAGGAGTTTTACAGAGTTGGCACTGACAAAAACTTCCTAGACAAAGTTAGGGATAAAGCCAAATTTGATGAAAATGGTGAGATAACATTTAACTCACTAAGGAAACTTGCCAAGATAGATATTAAGCAAGAAAAGTTACTATCAACTCTAAATAAAGATATTGGTAGTGGCTTAATGGAGTATGATGATGCCTTAGGAAAACTTACAAGTTTTAATAGAGATAGTCAATTTAATGATGAATATATGGCTACTATTAAGAAGGTAGGTAATCAGTATGAATTATCAGTAGTTCCTAAAACTAAGGCTAATCAAGCTGCTCTTGAGCAAGAAATTGCAAATAGGACTCTTAGAGACCGTCTAATGTATCATCTGAATAAAGCAGGAGTTTCTGTTGAGTTCTTTAATAATGATGATAAAGTAGATGGAAGATATAGTACTGTAAATGCAAAGAAAGCTGCTGATGGAATGTATAATCTTATTAGGGTTGCTCATGGAGAGCATATTACTCCTGTATTAGCAGAAGAGGCAGGTCACTTTGCAGTAGCATCTCTAGGTAATAGTCCGTTAGTGGAAAGACTTACTAGCCTTCTCACTCCAGATGTACAAGAAAAAATATTTGGAGAAGAGTATAGTAGTAAAGTTATGGGTGCAAACAGTAAAAGAGAAACTGCTGGGCATCTTGTTGGTCAAGCTATAATGGATGAAGTAGATAAGACTACTCCTTGGGGAAGACTTGCTGATAGAGTTGTTAGTCTTGCAAAAAAGGTATTCTATTCATTCAAAGGTAATGATATTGCTAAAGCAACTATAGAAGCAGAAGATATTGCTAAGAGGATTGCAAGAGATTTTATGTCTGAGAATCCACAAGGCAACATTGATAATGCTCTTGAAATAAGAGAAACCCTATACAGTGCTAATAGTTCCCTTAATACAAAGGTATTTAGAACTGTTGTTAATAATCTAGCTCTGACAGCTGCTAAGCTTAAAGCTATAAGTAATGATGCTCTTACAGCCAAAGTAAATGCTGTATTAGGTGTAGCAGAGTCAGGAAGACTAACTGCAATTAACGCTGCTCCTAATACTACTTTATCTGATAACATAGCACTCGATGGAATAGCAGAAGCTCTATCAATGATAAGTGATATGATAGGGCAAGGCAAGGAAATTAATAATCTATTGGATTCTGTTGACTTCCTTAATACTGCGGATTTCTATAATAATATGTCAGATAATGGTAGGAAACTTAGACAAGTTCATACTTTTGTGAGTGCAAGTATCAATCTAGAAAGATTAGTTACTGAAGCCATGAACATATTGCCAGGCAAAGAATTATTGACAGGAGATACTAGTAATATTCAAATTACAGACTCTGTTGGTAATATTCAAACAATAGATTTAACTAAGGTAGCAAGAGAGCTTGAAAGGGCTAATAATTACTTAATGGCAGAGTTAATGACAAAAGAAAAGCAATTCTTCCTTAAGTTCTGTGAAAGTACTTTAGGCTCTAAATATGTATATAGAGCCTCTAAAGTTATATGGAATATGAAGCATCAGAAAAAGAATCCTGATGGAAAAACAAAGAGAATATTTCTACAAAAAGGAGGTAGAGTTGACCTAAGTTCTGTACTAGAGAGTATGGAGAGTGATATTAATATGTTTGAAAGGTTTTTAGGTTCTATGTCTAATAATCCTGATATTATAGGTCAAATTGCAGATAAGGCTACTAAGATGGCTAATATGCAAGCTGATAACCTAACTAATCTTGCTTGGGATGAACTTAGAGTTCTAGAAAAAAGATTTAATGCTATTGAAGGAGTAAAGCAATCAGACCTTTTTGAAAGATTTGATGATGGAACCCTTACTGGAAATATAATTTCAGAATATCATTGGGGAGAATATGAGAGAGATTGGAAAGAGTTTAAAGATGCTGAATTTGAAAATTTCAAGAACAGTATTCCTAATATAGATGACCTTACAGAATTTGAAAAAGCTTTAAGATGGGACACATATTTTAGACCATTAGCTAAAGATTGGCATAAATTGAATAGTACTTGGGATTCAAATCAAATGAAGTATATTCCTAATGACCAATATAGGAATTATAACTTTGATACTCTTATGTCTAACCATCAAGGATTAAGAGCTTGGTACAATGACTTTATGATATTAAAAACAGGTCTTGATGATAGATTACCTGAAGGCAGCACATTGGCAGTAAGAATGCCTCAATTCAAAGGTACTTTTACTAATATTGTCAGAAATCAGAATAGTGGAACTAGTAAGGCAATAGGTAGTGCTCTAAGAAGTAAACTAAGGGATACCTTCTGTGAAAGTAGTGAAGACACTGATTTTGGTAGTGACCAAACATATAATTCTGAAGAAGAGGAGAGATTTGCTAATAGTTTAGCACATGAAAAGGAAAATATTAACAGATTACCTTTATATGGTATAAATAAGCTACAAGATATGAATGAATTATCTACTGATATATTTCATTCTACTTTAGCTTATGCTGGTATGGCTAATACCTATCTAGCAATGAATCAAGTTGTAGATACTCTTGAAGTTGGTAGAGAAGTTCTATCTGAAAGAAAAGTTGAGGATGATAAATCTGAGAAGGATAGAGCTTTAACTAAAAAGGGCACTTCTAAAGCATATAATAGATACTTAAAATTTCTAGATAAGCAAGTCTATGGTGTTAGTTCTAGTAAAACTAAGATATTTAAGGGTATAATAGTTGAGAAGGTTGTTTCTACTTTATCTAGCTTTGCTTCCAAATATTTTCTAGGTGGTAATGTTGTAGGTGGTTCTGTTAATACTATGACTGGTTTTAATGAAATATTCAAGGAGGCAATAGCAGCTGAGTATTTCAATCTAAAAGAGTTTGGTATGGCAAATAAACTATATTTTAGTAGCTTTGGAAAGAATTGGTGGAACTATGGTAAAGAGTTTAAAGAAGATAAGGTAAACCTTTTCATGAGGCACTTTAATGTATTAGGAGAGAGTAGAACTAAACAAAGAGATTGGCATACTGTTAATTCCAAGTCTAGAAGGCTCTATAATATGTTTAATGAAAGTATATTCTTACCATATAAGTCAGGAGACCACTATATGCAATCTATATCATACTTGGCAAGTGCATATAAAACTAAAGTATATGATACAAGTGGTAAAAGAATATCCTTATGGGAAGCTTATCAAGTTGTAGATAATGAGGATACTCAAGGTAATAAAGGTGGTAAAACATTAGCTCTTAATGGTACTTTCTATAAGAATAAAGAAGGGGCAAAAGAACATAAGTTGATTACATCTATACTATCTCAATTGCAAAATCCAGCAAGTGCTGGACCATTTGGAGCAATAATTCATCTTACTCAAGAACAACAGGATTATCTCAATAGAAAAGGCTATAATATAGCAGATACTGAAAATACTATACATTCATTGGAAGATGATGCTTATAACTTAACATGGAATATTGATGATGAATCAGCCTTTATGGATAAGTGTAGAGAAATTAACAATAGAATGCATGGTATCTATAATAATCAAGATAAGGTTGCTTTTCAACAGAATTGGTTTGGTAATGCTGTCTTAGCTATGAGGGGTTATGCCCTTGGTATGATTGAAAGAAGGTATGCACCTGGTCATTATAGTGTTGCCTTGGGACATGATGTGGAAGGTTCTCTTAACACTCTTGGTAAGGTTATTTGGAATGGTTTTACTGATAAAGGTGGCTTTATGATGACCATGAGAGCAATATGTCTACCTATGACAAAAAGAGCTAAACTTGATATGTATAGAGCAGGATTCTCTGAGAACCAAGTTGCTAATATGAGAAGAAACTTTGGTGATGCTTTATTAATCAGTCTACTAGTACTAGTGAAAGCTCTAACAGCTAAGGGAGATGGTGATGATGACGATGATGATGAAGATAATCAAGTTGCAGGTATTCTCTATTACTTTGCAAGCAGATTAAATAGGGAGCAACAAGCATATAACACTCCTATGGGATTATGGACTGAATCATCCACTCTTACTGACTTAACTCCTGTTGGTATGGCTGCACTTATTGATATAACTAAAATGGGTATACAGTTTGGTGGTCTTCCATTTGCTGATGAAGATGATTCAAACTTCTATTATCAGTCTGACAAAGAAGACAGATATGAAAAGGGAGATGCTAAAGCCTATGTTCACTTCTGGAGAATGTTTCCATATCTCAGAAGTGTATATACATTTGAACAGCCGTATGAAGCAGCAAAATCCTATGAGTATGGTCAAAGATTAAGAGAAAGATAATAACTATAAAATAAAAAGGGTAGAGAGGTTAATCCTCCCTACCCTTTCTTTTTTTTCAAAAGCTTTATAATCCTAAACAATTTAGTTTATGCTTCATTTCTTCATCCTCAAGTGAGGACCAAGAAGTCTCATTGAAACCTTGCATTTCAATTCCTTCTCTTTGTTCCTGAGTTAAATTATTCCATTGATATTCCTCTGGTATAGGTGTAGACCTAGTTGTAATATCCATATTGAAATTATTCAGTTCAGTAGAATCCATTCCAAACATCTCCCCTAAGTAACTGTCACTAAATGAAGTTCCTAAAATAGGGTCTATAGTCTCAGTTGAAGGCTCTGAAGGTATAGCTTCTGTTGGTTTAGCTTCATCATTAGTTTCTGCTTTGACAGCATTTTCAACTTCACCAAACATTGCTCTTTCTTCATCTGTCATTTTCTCCCAAACTATATGAGGTTCTGTATAATTTACTGCAATAGTATCTTGCAATGTAGGATTTGCACCTGTATAGTTTTTACCATCAATCATTAACTGATTAGCCTTTTCAGGAGATACTGAATAATCTGCTGAACCATTCTTCCAACCTGATGGAGCTGGGTATTCAACACCAATAGGAATTAAATTAAGTGATTTAACTTGTATTCCATATTTACTTTCTAAGAACTTCTTATACAAAGACAGCTGTCTTGAATATTTCTCTTGTTTATGTTGGTCTATACCACTTCTATTTGTCTTCATATCAAAGATAAAGAAGTTTCCATTTCCATCATAAGCAAGTAAGTCAAGTGTACCTGCAACATCTACTGTATGTATCTTACCATTTGAATCCAATACATCTAATGAACCTGTAACTGTTACATCTCTTGGAATTATTGTAAGACCATTTGATATAAAGTTATTTCTAAGACTCATTAATTGTTCTTTGAACTTTTGTAGTGCTTCTTTTGTGGCATTTGGATAATTTTCAGCTAATTGCTCAGATGTCATATTATCTAATTTTCCAGCAAAGAAATCTCTAACAAATTCATCAAAGCCTGTACCTATATTAGTAGAAGGTACAACCCAAGGACTATTAGGGTCAAATCTTTCTCCATCTTTTTCATCAGCACTAATCATTGATGTAACTCTAGCTAAGAATTTACCTGTCCTAGTATCTCTATAGCCAGATTCATCTTTTAGTTTTTCAATGTGTTTTGAATCTTCAATTATTTTTTCAACGACAGCAGCAACTCTTTCTCTTGCAGGATTAGTAGGAATACTAGGTTTACCATCAAGAATTACACCAGTATCAGTAACTATAGCATTACCTGATTTTACCTGACCTTCTGCAATAGTAGGAGTAGTAATAGGCTGTTGAGGTTGTGCATTTACTGCATTAGCAGTTTCCGTAAATGCAGGAGTACCATCAGCTTTAAATGGATTTTGAACTGCAATACCTTGTATTCTATAATTAAAAGTTGTGGCAGCAGCTCCTAATATACCATCCTCATATATGTCACTAATATTATCAGCAGCAGCCTTACTTTCAGATGTTTTTTCAGCATCAGAATATAGAACATTCCATTTAGCAAATGAATCATTAGCATTAGTCATCCTAACATTCCAGCCTTCATCTAATATTAAATTCTTAAGGAAATCTTCTTGACAAGATTTAATATCTTCTGCTGTCATTCCACTATTAAATGTAGCTAATGGAATTACCTCAGAGGTGTTAGAATTTACAAGGCTTAAATCCATTATTCTGTTATCACCATCAACTTCAGATATAGGAGTTATCCTATATTCCCACCCATCTTTTATAGGGATATTAATGAAATTATCAATCTTCTTTTGAAGATTACTAGCCATAGTTTGCAATGCTTCAGCAGTTGCTTCTGTAGGGACTATTTGACCATCAATTTCTTCATAGACTAAATCATCTGAATTAAAACTTTTTACAAAGTTTTCTAATGCTTTAGCAGCTCTAGATGTTCTACTATTAAAGTTTATAATATCTCCATCTCTAGCTTCATCTTCAAAGGTATTATCAGAATTTCTAGCAGTACTTTCATTAATGGGACTTACAAATATTTCTATTTGATTGAACCTTCCATTCAAGGTTGGTTGATTAAACACTAATGCTTTTCTACCACCTATCATTTTAGTTCCAAGTCCTTTTAGGAAATTTCTCTTTGCCTTCTGATATGCAGGATTTCTCCTCCTTTGCTTCTTATTTTGTGACTCTAGTGGAGTTCTTTCATCCTGACTTAGGTCATTTATTGCAATATCAGTAACATTATTTCTACCTCTATAATTTATATCTGCTGAATAGGCTTTTGGCTTTCCATAAGCTTTAGTTACAATAGCTTTACCATTAATGGATATTAATTGAGTTCCAGTATTACTTTGAGCAGCATTTCTAATAGGAGCCATGTGTGTAGAACCTGCACTTCCTAAATGATTAGTTGAAGACATTATACTAATAGGTTGGTATTTCCTATCTCCAATAACAACAGGACCATTCTTAGATTCTACCACTGCAATAATTGGCATAGACACTTCAGGGTTATAAGTATAGCCATTAGATTCCATATCTTGCTTTACTGCATTGGAAAATTCTTCATCTGTGATAAAGAATATATCTGGATTGTTATCCAATATTCCGTTTCTTAAGGCTTCTTCTATATTATACTTCTCGTAGTATTTTATAGTAGGACTATTAGGAAATCTTTGTCTAATGTTATCAATGTTTACACTAGCTATAAAAGATGAGCTACTGTTTGCATTAGGAAACATATTATAGTTAGAATTTAACTGTCTGTTAGTATTATCTAACTGCTGTCTTTTTTTATCAAAAAGAGGTGACTTAGACTTCTTCTCCTCTGTTACAGATTGTTCAGAGACTTTAGCTGCCTTAACCTTTGCAGCTATCTGTCTTAGGAAATCAGCTCTTGGGTCTGTTCCATCTTCAGAGTTAGTCTCTCTTGTATTAGCTGAAGATATAAGAGCACCTACAAAGTCTTCTACATTTTCAAATGAATTTATACTTAGACCTTCAATAAATTGTCTTACATCACTCTTTACATTAGAATCTCTATCAGGTTGGTTTTTAGCTATATTAAGAGCTATCTCTGCTGCTTTAGCAACATCTTCATTACTATTATCAGCAAAAGCTTGTATTATTGGATTTCTTTCCTCATTACTAGTAGCATTATTAGTAGGCTGATTACCTGCTGTTTTAGTTTGTGCTGTTTCAGTAGGCATATCTTCATTACTAATTACTGAACCATCACCAGCAATATAACCACCTTCAGGAGTACTACTTCCTGCTATATCAAAGATACTCTTAGTCTTAGTTTCTGTTGCTCCCTTTTGTACTACTGGCTCTGGATTAGCAATAGGAGCAGACTGTTCTGGTGTAGTAGGAGTTACTTCTATAGGAGCTTCATTAGCCTCTCTTTGAGCATTCTCCTTATTGTAAGTAGCCATTACATCATTAAAGTTCTGTATAGCTTCTCCAATACTTGTAAAGGCTGTTTGTTCTGCTTCAGGTATAGTAGAATTAACTTCTTCCACATATTTTCTGAACTCAGATACACCATTTTCATCTACTGCTGACAGAGCACTTACTACAGCTTGATTATCATTAAAGTCAATTCCTTTATCAGATAAGTAAGTTATAGTATGAGCAAACATTTCTTTATCATTATCTGACATATCTTTATGATTATCAGAACTAGAAACTTGCTCTATAAGGTCTTGAAGCATTTGTCTCTCTTGACTATATCTTTCAAAGTTAGCATTATCCTTATCTCTGAAAGCTCTTGTAATTAATGATTGCTCTCTAAATGAACTCTCATTATACATTTTGTCCATTTCTCTAGCAAAAGTAGCATAGTCTTGAATATTATTCATTGCTTGATACTTTCTCCTAGAGGCTATATCAGCAGCAGACTGTCTAGCATTATAGACATAGTTATTGAAACTATCTGGGTCACTTAATATAGCTTGATACTGAGCATTAAATGTATCAATAGAGTTCTTAATTCTTCCAGCATCTATTATCTTATCAAGAAAATTTTCATCCTGTGTAGTTCCTTGATTAACAAGATTATTTATTACAGCTTGCTGTTCTTCACTATAGAAAGGCTTCTCTTCAGCCTTAACAGCATCAAGTTCTTTCTGAACTTTAGATATTTCTACATCTAGCTTTTGTACTTGCTTATTATGTCCCTTCTTTACCCTGCCATTGTCCTTTATATACTTTGATTTCTGTTCATTAAGAGATTCTATTCTAGTATTAAGTTCATCAACTCTTCTATTATATTCTTCTCTACCACCATGAGTAGCTACATAAGTCTTTTGCTTACCCTTTCTAAGCATTATAGACCTAGATATAGGGTCAAGGTTCATGATTTCCTCTTCACTAAGAACTTCAGAGGTACCTTCTTCAATATCATTAATTGCATCAAGTCTTTTAAGCTCTTTCTCAAGAGATTTACTCTTAGCTTTTTTATCCTTTAGGATATTCTTTTCATTGTTAGTAAGATTCTTCCTACCAGTAATGTTCTTAATATCTTCCTTGATAGAATCAAGACTTTTCTGAATTTCAGCCTGTCTCTTTTTAGCTTCTGCAATAGAGTTATAGTCAGCTAAGATTTCTTTCTGTTTTGCATTTAATGTAGAACTATGTTCTACTGAATTTCCTATCTGAATATTTGCAAGCTCTTCTTTTAACTTTTGTTCTCTCTGATGCCAATCTTTAAGCATCATTTGACCATATATAAGAGATTGTTTAGTGTCCTCATCAACATTACCAAGTAACTTATCTACTCTATCTGATTCTTGTTGAACAGTATCAAGAGTAGATAGCATCTTATTTGCATTTGATTTTAAAGTCTTAAGAATGTCTTCATCACTTTGGTTTTCATCAGAGGTATTAACATTATCCCTCATTGCAGATATATATTTTTCTGCTAGTTCTGAACCTTCTTCAAGATTTGCAACCTCTGTAAGCTGATTAAGATAAGTATCATAATATTGAGTACCCTGAAGTTTTTGTAACATAAAAGCATCACTAATAGTCTTACCTAGAGCACTATTTCTATAACCAAATTCATCACTGCCAAGACCTGCGTCACCCATAGATTTAGCCCAGTTAAAAGTTCCAACTAGACCATCAAATTTATCTTTATTGTTAGGGTCCCTAAGCCACTCTTGTAATACTTGAGCAGCCTCTTCAGCTTGATGCTGTTGAATTTGATTCTCTCTATGAGCTTGGAATAAACCACTTCTCCAAGGAGTAATTCTTCTAAGTCTTTCCCAATTAGATTCCAATTCACCTTTCTCATTAAGACCTCTACCAAAGTAAGTAGTTTCTGCTTTACCATCAACTATTCTACCTGTTCTAGTTTTGTGACCTAATGATGGAGTTCCCATTACAGAAGATATAGCTCCATATATACCAGATTTAATAGTTTCTTTATCAGTAGCAGAACCTGTAAATGCTGTCCAAGCAGCTCCCCAATCACTTGAGAAATTATCTCCTACTGCTGCACTACCATCACCTTTATATTTATTGTCAATAAATTGGTGTATATTATTTTCTGCACCACCTCTCATAGTAGCATCAGAAATACTCTGCATATATTCTTCACCAAATTCACCAATAGGCTCCTTAATTAGATTCCAAGCTTTCTTACCTATACCAAATCTAGGAGTTACAGTTGTTGTAGCTCCACTACCTGTAATATTAAAATCAGGTCTAGGCTGTGCCCAACCAAATAATTTAGACTTAGATAGTGCATTTCTAACTGATGGAGCCTGTAGACCTGCTTTCAAGGTACTATTTATCATACCATTGATAAGAGAGTTTACATAGAAGTTATTTATTCCTGCTTTTGTTGCAGCATATTCAACTTGCTTTAGAGACTCTTCATACTTAGGAGAATATTCATTCCATACTTGCTGATAAATCTGATTAATATCATATAATTTACCAGTCTTCTTATCTTTGTATTTAACTACTTGTCTAGTACCATCAGCACCATCTTTTATCATTACTTGGTCATATTGCCCAAGTCTTCTATTAACTTCAGCACCTACTTCCTGTTGATGTATCTGCTGTACAGCTTGTAGACCATCCTCTTCTGCTTGTTGTTTGGTATTAAGACCCTCAGAGAGACCTTCCATAGTACCCACCATACCTGGTATAATAAACTTATTAGTAAGGTTCTCTGCTTTCTGTAGCTTAGTAAGAGCACTTGTTAATGCTTCACCTGTCTTAATTGCTTTAGTTGCTGTGCCTAAACCTTTAAATAGTATAGAAGCAAGCTTAGCCTCTCCTGCTCCTGCAAACATTGATGCAAGAGTAAAACCACCTGACTGTAATGCTACCCAAGGAGTAGCTGAACTTAACAAACTATTTTCCTGGTCATCACTCTCTACAATCTGTAAATCTGATATTCCAAGTTCTTTAGCCTCCTTTAATCTTTCTGGTAGAACAGTACCATATTGAACTATATCATTACCATATCTAGTCCAGTCATTATCCATAACTGAGTTCATAAAGTTATCCCAACTATTAAGGTTTGGATTATCTTTATAATCTCCATCAAAATAATCTACTGCACCCTTCACTGAACCTAGTAAGCTTATAACAGCACCAGCAGCAGAGGCTCCCATACCAGCAAGACCATACCAAGCTTGTTCATACCAAGGCTGATTTTTAGCTACATTATTCTTAATGGCATTGTCAAGCATTGCATTAGCAGTTGCGCCATTATCTTTATATGTAGCATTAGCAGCTTGATAAGAAGCTGCAAGTTCAGCCCAGTCCATGTCACTTAAGTCTACATAGCTAGAATATCCATACTTCTTAAACCAAGGAGATACTTTTGCAGCTATCTCCTTTATATTCATTGGATTACCAACTCTATTTCTATCCCTATCAATATGATATTCATCTTTATATTGCTGTAACATATCTTGATAGGTATTCTGCATTATAGCATTTGTATCACTAAGACCTTGAAAATATTGCCTATTTGAAGGCATATTAAGGTTAATAGGAGTAACCATTAAGTTACTCCCATTTTGTTGTGCTATTGCTTGTTTATCAGATTGACTTCTGTCATTAGCTGTCAATCCTCTTAATCCTAAATTTCCTAATGTTGGCATAATTATTGACTTACACAAATTACATAATCATAGTCTTCTCCAGAAGTACCATTACCTCTAGAGTGAACTCTCACTATTTGAATATCTTGTCCTTCCCTTATATTTGAAGTTTGTAGCTGTTTAGCTAAAGCCTCTTTAGCTTTTTGAGGAATTGATGGATAATCATTATTTGGACCTGGGTCTACATAAGTTACATCTTTCTGATTTAGATTATAGTTTCCCCAATACCAACTTGACCTTAATTTACTCCTAGTTCCACCTAGTCCTACACCTTGTAGGTCATCTCCTTGCTCTCCTGTACTCCAAGTTCCATCAAGTTTAGCAAGACCAAATAAAGGAGTATAACCTAGTTTCTCCATACTATTAGATTGTCCTTTAACACTAGAAACTTTCTTAAAGTCACTTTGACTATTTCCCATATTATCTACAGGAATAGACTTAGTACCACCTTGATTACCAGTTCCTACCTTTGAAACATTTCCATTTTGTCCTTGCATTACTCTGCCATTTTTATCAACTACCATCCCAATCTTAGGGTCATAGTAACTACCTGTACCCTTTCCATCAGCACCAATTATTTCTCTAGGTACAGTTTGTTCTCTTTGAAATGCTTGTGTAGCTTCTCTTTCACTCTTTTGGAACTCTTGAGCTGCCTTCTGTCTATCCATAGCATGAGCATTACTTAGATTTTCTTGTGCTCTCCAGTTATTAACTAACTGAGCTTCATCTTGACCTACAGCATTCCATAATCCTTGTCTTGCATAATTATATGCTTGTTGTATAGTTGATTTACTTCCCCAATCCTTTACTCCTGTAGCATCCATAGTAGACTCTACTAAATTAGTTAATACAGGGGAAGCATCTGGATTATTCATGATAGCTGCAAGAACTGCTCTGCTACTGAATCCTCTTTGTTTAACATACTCATAATAGTCACCTCCTACAAGTTTTCTCATCCTTTCAGGGTTATCTCTAAACTCCTTAGCTAAAGCAGAAGCACCTGCTGCTACTTGTGCAGTTAATGTAGCTCCACTTATTCCCTTTCCATAGTCAGCAGAAGGATTATGAATAAATTCATCTAAGCTCATATCTGATGCTCTTCTTTGCCATAATCTTGTTGGGTCTTGAGCTTCTATTTTTCTTTGTTCATCAGCTAATTCTTTTCTTCTATTAGCAGCATTTTCTATAGGCTTAATATCACTAGCATATCTTCTTTTCATAGCAAGGAGTTGACTCCTATTTTGGAGAGTCATTCCCTTGCTAAAATCATCTACTATATTATTTAAATCATTAGCATACTTGCTATACATTGCATAAGCTTCAGGACTCTGTGTCTGATTTGCAATGTCTTTCCATTGTTCTGTTTGAGCAGCTAAGTTAGAGTAGTCTGCCTCTACCTTATCATAAGCCTCCTTATATTGTACTAAAGGCTTAATAAGCTCATCATAAGAGAATGGTCTAAATTTACTATCTATAACTAACTGCATATTACTCTCTTGTTAAACTTTTTGACTTTTTCTTCTTAGTCTTTGACTTTATAAGGTTGAACCCTTCTGCTTGTGCTCTAGACATAGGACCAGGAGCACCAGTAGCATAAAGTTGTCTTACCATGTTCATACCTTTATTCTCATAACCTATATCACCAAGAGAAGATAAAAATCCACTTAGATTAGCAGATTTAGCAGCTTCAGCAGCCATTCTAGCCCTCTGTCTCATTTCAGCAGCAGCCATTGTACCTCTAAGAGCATAATCTCTTGCATTTGCATAGGCTTGTTGATTAGCCATATCAGCTTGTAGTTTACCTTGTGAATTAGCTTGATTAGTAGCTCTATTAAAGTCTTCAACTTGCTGTCTTTGTGCTAAGTTATATTCCTCAGCTTGTCTAAACAAGTCACCTAATTTACTTTGAGCATTATAATCAGCAGCAAGAATACCTGCCATTGCACTGCCCCTGTTACCTCCACTTAGATTAGTTAAAGTTCTTCTTGTAGCACTAGCTTCTGCTCTAAGCTTGTTAGTAGCATAATCTCTATCAAGTGGTTTATAAGTAAGTTTATTACCAATAGGATTCCATGATACAGGCATATAAGAACTCCCTTTTGTAGCTGCTTCTATTTGAGCTGCTTCAGTATAATCTGGTTTATTAGTAATACCCAAAGCATCTGTCAATGCTGCCATACCTAAGCCAATAGCAGGAGCGAATCTCCAACCTTCATAACTATTTTTAATCTCTTGAGTATCTTCAGATTCATCTTTAGGTTTACTTTCATCATAGTAGTAATCAGTATAGATAGTATCTCCTTCTTTAGGTCTCTCTTGTTTTCCTTTAAAATTGTAAGTAGGAAAAGCTTCAGTAAAAGTACGACCTTTATACTGACCTTTATCAGCAAAACCTTCCCAAGGAGTTATTTCCATAGGAGTTACAGTAGGATTACCATTTGCATCTGTACCTCTTAAGAAGTATCTATTAGCTCTCTTCAAAGGAGTTGCAGCATCATTGAAGAATTGGTGCATAAAGCCTGGATTGCTATCAGTTGCTAACTTTCTAATCTCTGGTAAAGCAGCATCGGTAAGATTAGTACTAGCTACTTTATACTGAGGATTAGCAGCATAGAAAGCATCAATAGCTTTCCATCTATCAGTATTTTTATTAGCATTGTTAGTATAATATTTATATTGCTCATTAAAGGCATTATTTATATCAGCAATGCTCATACTATTGACCTTATCTAAATAGCTTTTAGTATAATTATTATTACTATCAAACCATCCACCATTATACCCCGGCACATAATTATAAGGAGTATATGAAAAACCTCCTATACCTTCTTTTGCTATATCAAGAAGTTCATTATCATTTGGGGCTATTGTCCAATTAGGAGTTTGTCCTCCATTTATTTCATAAGGATTTCTACCATAGTTATCCAGAAATTGATTATAAGTACCATCACCATCAAATAACATTCCCATCTTACCACCATGAGCATACTGTACTCCTTCTTGTCTTGCTTGTTTCTTTTGCCTTACTTCTTCCTGAACAGTAGCTAAATCAGACATTATTTCTTGTAAAGTTTCTTGACTAATAGGGTCATTAGGTCTTTCCTCTGATACCTTAGCTAATTTCTTGCTAGCTTCAGCAAAGGTCAATTTATCTCCAAGCTTGTATTTATTTCTTATAGCTTTTGGTACTAACAGTCTCCTACTGAATACATAATCATTGAATATAGTTTCACCTTCCTCAACTAAGTTAGGTTTACCATCAGGAGCTATACCCATAGGAACACCTTCATAAGGATTACTTTCATGTGTACCTCCTTCGTCAATAAACATAAGTCCTGTAGAAAAGTCTCCACCATTAGTATTTAGCTCACCACCAAAAGCATGATGCCATTTTGCTGCATTCTGAGCAAATATTGCTCTCTTTCTAGTTAATGGGTTTTTACTATGTGTTAGTTCCTCTGTACTCTTTCCAGTTCTTTTTTTAGTAGCATTGAATTTACCTCTATTATCTGGGTTGATGTGAATACTTCCACCATCAGCATATTGATTAAGAAGTCCACCAAAAGCAGCAGATGTAGCTAGTGCATTATCTAGTTGAGTATCTGCTATATTACCTATAGTATTATCTGATGTTCTATTAGCATAACTATAAGCATCTTTTAACTCTGCTTGTAATGCAGCATTCTTCCCTCTAGCTTTTCCCTTACTGAAAAGACCTCCCTTATAAGCATTAACATTAAAGTTAATGGCATCAGGTCCCATTAAAGACTCATCATCAAAAGAAGTTGCACCAGCTGCTGCTGTAGCAGAATCATTGAGAGCACTAATACCTTTATTGACTCTATTAATTTCAGCTTGATTAGCTTTCATTCCAAAAAGAGCATTAACACCACCTCCTACAATATTAAGAACACCCTTAGCAAACCCTCCAAGTACAGGAATAGCACCAAGAGCATTACCTACTCCACTAATAGCATTTCCAGCTCCAGAACTTAAGCCTCCAGAGATAGCATTTCCTACAAGTCCTCCAACTGCACCAGCTGCTACATTTGCTATACCCATAGTTCCACCAGCTTTATCTAAAGCTTTTTTAAGAAAATTGGAACTTCCAGCTTCATCTACACCAGAGTATAAATGCTTAGGTACTGTTAGTAGCCTATTTTTATGTGTAAATTTTATCTTATCCATATTATAAATTATATTATACTACAAAGGTAGTAAAATTTATTTAATCTGCCAAGAGATTTAATAAAAGTTACTACCTTCTATTATAAATTTAGTCTATAAGAACTAAATAAAGTATTGTACATTAGCATCATGGAATTGAATAAATCCATTATTGCCATTATTATATCTTGGTGCAGCACCAAGTTTTATCTTACACCATGTATTTCTAATCCTGTCTCTTCTATTGTGAGCATCTCTTGGAACTTGTATTCTCCATACCCTAAACTTCTTCTTTAAGTTAGATGGAATATTGCCTTTATTCTTCAGTAATACCTCACCAGTATCTTGATATTCATCCCAAACTCTAATGTAATCAAAAGGACACTCAGATGATAATATACTATCAAGTTTATCAGACCATCTATCTGCTCTAAAGTCAATATTATTGAATATCTTATCCATTGGTGTAATGCCTTTACTACTACCATTAGATACAAAGGTTAGGTCATAGCCATAGTACTCACCAAAGAAATAGTTATAATCCCCAGCAAACATCTCATTTAGATAGTTGTTCTTTATACAATAGAACTTATCAACTACATTAAACATAGTGGGAGTATTGCTATAAGGCATATATGATACAAACTGACCTACTACCTCATTATAGCATAATGATTCAGTCTTTGTAGTGATATATAAGTCATTATTATTCTTATCATAGAATACTTTAATGGTGTAATTATCAGGCTTCCATATAGAAGTATCTTGCTTACTTAACCATGTAACCATATTCTTCTGTAGAGATAAGTCAGCTAGCCCATTACTATTAATAGCTTGTAAATGTCCCCCTACTGAGTCAATGAAATATAGTGCTTGAGGTGTAGGACATATAGCATATTTATTTATACATCCTACTCCATCAGAGATATATCTCTTGCCATCAACCTTATAGTTGTTAGCTATTTCAATAGGTACACCATCAGATGTTGGAATTTGAACTCTTGAGTTGAATAATATACCACAGATACCACTATCTTGGAAACAATAGATACTATCATTCCAAGTATTAAGAGACCTAATTTGTCCTTTGGAACCATCCATACTATATGTGGAAGCAAGTGTTACAGATGTCCAAGGGTCAATATCAGAACCTTGAGCTTTTTCAGTACTCCAAGTAATCTGATTAGGAAATTCATTTAACTTGTAAAAGTCATCATCCAAGATTCTATAAGAGAAGAAGTTATCTCTTTGAGAATATACAGGATTAAATAGATTAAAGTTGATTGGAGACATATTAGTGTTATCCATCTGACCTCTATTTCTATCATATCTACCATCAATGTTAAGCCTTGTTTCTAGCATGAATGAACCTATCTCAACAATCTGATTAGTGTCTTCTCTTGTGAATGGATAAGTTTTTAGACAGTCATATCTACTATACCAAGTATCTCCATATTCAAATACTAAAGTTCCTGTTGATGCTGTTGAAATAGCTTTACCAGCAGGAATCCAAATATTAGCTCTTAAAGCATCAAGCCTTTGACCTCCAAACATAGTATTAGCATTATACTTTCTACACAGTTCTACTACTGGCAATACTGAGTTATTATTAGTAGTAGCTAGGTTGGAATAAGCAAAGCACTTTAATACAATATGAGGAGTGGATTTATATTTCATTCTAACAGCTTCTTTCTTGATAGCTAGAGTAGGAATAGAATCTGCAATCCTACTATTAGTTCTTACCCATAACCATGCCCCTTTATCTTTAACATAAACCCTTTTATATATACCTTGATTATCTGCTCCATCCTCCCTTTTAGACCAAGTTTTCCACCAAGAAATACTATCAAACTTAGTAATTGCCTCAGTAGTAATGTACTTTGTACCATCATTAGATTCAGAAGCTTGTGTACCAAAGGCAAAATAACTTCCTTCTCCAGCATCAGAAGAAAGTAAAGTATCTATATTTCCCTCATAAATATTATTTCCTACCTTTACAATAGCAACTTCATTACTATTAAATACTTGAGGAGTGCCATAGACAGTCCTTGTACTAGAACTCTCATTCCAAATAGTAGATGCTGAGAATCTTAGGTTAGATATTACTTTCTTACTAAGTTCAGCACTTCTTAAGCCACCTCCTGCTGGTCTATTACAGTCATTATTTAAAGAGCCATTCCTTTGCCAAGGATATACTAGCCACTTTGCAGAACTTCTTTGTTTGTCATAGGCTCTAAATTTACTACCCTTGTCATAGTCATCTACAAGGCAGTCATCATAGAATAATCCACTAATAATTCCTTTTGAACCATTATCATCAGTAAATGACTTGTGAGTAAATCCTGAACCACTATTACTAATAGTAGGAGTAGAAGTCTGTATATCTATATCACTACTACAAGAAGTTATTGCTGCTACACCTACATCCAACAAAGACACCCCAGTTAAGTCTATATTATAAATAGCCTCATCAAAGTCTAGCTCTGGAGAGTGAAGAGTTACAAATCCCCAATCAATTTTAAACTGATTATCAGTATTAAACTGACCTTGCACTTCTACACTTCTAATAATTTTTGGGTCCCAATTTAAATTATTATTTGTATAAGGAATACCAAAAGTGTGTATTGAGAAAGGGGAGCATATTTTATTACTGTAAGCATTGTTGTTTGTGTTTGTATAATCACTCTCTCCATTGACTTCATTAATGAATGGTCTAAAGAACCAAGAAGATTGGGAATATAGATTCTTATCAATGGCTCTATTATTATAAGTATACATAGTTGGATTAACTATACCTTGGCATATAATTGTTCTATCTTGAACATCTGGGAATACTACAACAGGTCTAACTTTTTTATAGCCAGCATTCTTAAGTTCCTCAATTCTAGCAGAGTTTATGGCATACTTAAGTACTATCTTATTTAATGTATTGTCCTTAATTGCAGGATAATTAGCTAATCCTTTAGCTCCTCCTACTTGATAGTCTCCTATCCATATAGGTTCTGACCACTTACCATTCTTATATTGTGCTTGAATTCCTAGTCTATA